TTAAAACAGCTTGCGAAGATCTACGTCATACACAGCAAGCCATGCCTCACGCGGCCAGGACTTCACTGTTCCGTAGGTCTCGTCAGGAACATCCTTCGGTGACAATCCATTTGCAGCGCACCATTTCTTCATGGGCCAATGGCCTACAAGTTTTCCAGTAGCTCTGTGGACAGCCTTTATAGTGGCGTGCTTCCTGCTCTCACCAAGCTTTTCAGCTAATGCGTTAGCCTTGCGCTTTTCAGCGGAAGCGGTAGCCATTGCTGTAGCCTCTCTCTTTTCAGAGATCCAAAGCTTCTCTTTCACAGCCCGGTCACGCTGCTCGGTGATGATGCGGTTTTCCTTAACTTTTACCAGCAGGTCTTCAAGCGCAGCTTCATAAGTAAGCGGGATACCAACCACTGGAGTTGGTCGGAAATACGAGTCTTCCAGACGCTCGAAGAAAGACCATGCTTCATCCGTGTCAACAATCTTAGACATACGTGCCGCGCCCTTCTCAGTCCAAAAAACAACGGAACGGGCTTTGCTCGAAATTTGTGCGTGACTGTTAGTCACTCGCAAATCCTTCAACTCCTGGCCTTTAATGGTGAAGATGTGAATGCCTTCAATGAAGCGACTAGCGTTGCGTGACAGGTTTTTCCGAATGTTAGCCTCGTCAGAGCCATAACCTGCGGCCAGTGTTTCTGTTGTAACAACTCGCAGTCTCTTCCATTCAATCACCGGCAACGGTTGGGGATCGACATTTCGCTCTTGAACTGCTAAATTTAATGACGTCATTAGTTGGATCCTTCTGACAAGTTTCAATGGAAGCCGGTAGCTCGTAACTATCGGCTTTTCTATTTGCATCACTGCAAAATTCCTTTCCCGTATGAGAAAACGTTTTTCCAGTTACTGTCCCCCCATGGTTGTTCCTTGATGTGATTAGTTTCCCGCTTGAGAATTTCGCGAGATTTATTTATCCCACGACTGTAATTAGTGCCAATTGAGCAGAAGCGCGGAGACAAACGATGATCTGCGACTACCAGTAACGGATGTACTTCACGGCATGCCTCATACATCACTGCAGCAGAACGCCATAGATATGCCAGGGTGCATAATTCATCGTCGGTAAACTGCTTGGCGATCGGTGAGTGCTGAATTTCGCGGTCCAATACATCAAGCACCCAACGGCGGAATTCTTTGGCCTTATTCGTGGTTGAAAACATCGCAATTAAGTGAGCGCCGCGAAGTGAGAAAACACGGACAGGGATATCGACCACGCCAGTCTTTCTAACGACACTCATTTTGAGGGTCGTTGACATATGTTCTGTAAATTCATCGTGATAACGACTGAATATTTGCGTAACTGCATCTGACTTCTTGTAACCGAGAGCCGCTGCTAACTCAGATGAAGTGAGCCATGTTTCACCCGCATGTTTAACTGGGTGGAAAGATGTCTGCTGGAAAGTTAACTCGTAATTCTGTACACTGTTCATGTCGATATTTCCTACGCGGTTATTTTCGATAGAGGCCCGGTTAGTGTTAGCGCACTTCTGGGCTTCGCTGTTTTTACTGGACATGCATCTTCCCTCTGAACTTCAAAGCCCACACCAAAGCCTGCACCAAAGCTGCGTTCTCAGATAACCCTTCCTCTTCAGCAATACGCTTAAATTCTTCCTTCAATTTCTGCGGGTAACGCAGGGTCGTTTTTGCTTCATTTTTTTCCACTTCTCACTCCTTTCTTTATGATGGCATTATGCCTTGAAAGCAGAATGCCATCATTGAATATAAATAGCAATATGCCATCATCTCTTTTTTTGAGGTGATGTTATGGCTGAAAAACAGGTTAAAGATTACGAAAAATTTGTTGTGCGCTTCCCTGATGGCATGCGCGATGTTGTGGCGGAAAGAGCAAAGCGTAATGGCAGGTCGATGAACTCAGAAATAATCGACATCATCTCCAATGCAGTATCTCAGCCAGCATTAGCGCAGGAAGGAATTGAGTTTTTGCTTAGTCTGGTAGATCCTAACGAGGTTGAAAAGCTGTCAGCGAATGAAAGAAAGCGGGCCAAGAATCTTCTTGTAGATGCAGCGGCCATTATGGCGCAACGACTGGAATCAGAAAGCAAAGATTTGAGAGTGCTCTTGTACTTGGCTTCAAAAGATAGCCCTCTTAATGAGAACAAAAAGCCCACCTGAGTGTGACGCAACTATTGAGATGTTAAAGAGCACCTACTGGCGTGATTAAAACGCCTGCAGGTGCTGAAAGATAGGGTTGATTATGCAGAAATTACCCCTCAGGTAATTTGAATAGATATGAACATCTGAGATAGCACAAAATGCAAATCCACCCGAGAGGGTCATCAAGGAGCAGGCATGAACGAGTCAAAATCAATTTTCATCATCATGTGGGTAGTAACATTCTTCCCGTGCTACCGGATGGCAAGGAAAGCCGGGTTTGGTTGGCCAATGGCGATCTTCCTTTCGATTCCTGTTATCCACTACATCACGCTTTACTTCTTCGCTTTCAAAAGGTGGCCCACCCTCCCTAATGCTTGACACTGAGCCTACCTGAGCGAGTTTTAAAAGTTAGATCACCGGGCATCTATCATCACCCAGCGCCCGGTTGATGAAGTACGTTACTCGACCAATCACTACCACCTCTTCCAGCGCGTTCCCTTCTATCGCCTCACCATCTTCAGATATCAGTGCCTTGCCAGCCAGTTTTACAAACTGCATTTCACCATCTGCAAGAACGGCGAGTGTATCTCCCTGTCGCGCATTCAGCGACACGTCGATAACCGCGTATCCCTCTGACGTTTCCAGAACTCGACTGTTCATCGATATCCCGCAAAACATGTCGACTGTTAAGCGCCTTGAAAGATAATCAGCTGCCGGTGATGGAAATCCCATGTCATAGCCCTCCCTTCGGATTGAACAGCTGAAAGGTACGGTTCTCCCCTTCCTGCGTTGATACATCGCGGAATGTTGTCACATACCACTCAATCCATTCGTTAGCCTGCTTCATCGTCCAGTTCCAGTTAACCTTGCTCAGTTCCTGGACAAACCGCTGTGTGGTGACGGTCTTCCGGCCATTAGGTTCTTGCTGTATCGAAACATGCCAGACCATTTCAATATCGCTGCGTCGTGGCATCAATTAACCTCTCTTGAATACCGGATAAAAACACAGTATAAATACTGTATATCCAACCAGTAAAGGGAGAAGATAAAAATGTTTGTTGAGCTGGTTTATGACAAGAGAAACGTTGCAGGTTTACCCGGTGCAAAAACCATAATTCTTAATGAGCTAACAAAACGTGTACACCGAATCTTTCCCGATGCAGAAGTGAAGGTTAAGCCGATGCAGGCGAACGGCTTAAACAGCGATGCCAGCAAAAGCGATCGGGAGAAGCTGAACCGCATGCTGGAGGAAATGTTTGAAGAATCCGATATGTGGCTTGTTTCAGACTAAACGCATTGATTTGTCATATTGCATATGTAGAATCCGCGGCGACTGACAATCATTCAATACTCGCACTATCGGACGTTCGTCAGTCAGCCGCAACCCACTCTTGCATACGGTGTGGTTGCGGCTATTTCATCATAAATGAAGTTCTGGCCATTGGATGTTGTCAGGCGAGTCTGTTTCAATAGCTAATACCTCGTCTGTGTAGTCCAGAACCGCATTCAACTTCCATTTTTCCTTATCGCTTAACGCTCTTCCCATCTGTATCTTCAACTGAATAGTGCCAATAGATTGCATGGCGTTGTCTATCAGCTGCTGACGGCAGGCTTCAGCTTTCGCTACAGCGGCTGTATGTGCTGCCACTTCATCAGTTACCCACATAACCCCATCCCATAAATCAAATTCTGTTTGCGGTTTTACCAGGGTATATGCATCCGGAACTTCACCTGCTTCTTTGATTTCCATTGTTCCGCTGCCGTCTTTCGCATACGCAGTTTGTCCCCGGTAGTCTGGCAGAACAAGCCAATGGTGACCGTCAGAACTGCGCATAACCACTTCATTGTCACCGGCCGTTGGCGGCAAATCTGTATATGAGTGCGCAGGTAGTGACGTTCCCTCGCTGATCTGCGCCACCGCCTCACCAACCAGAAAGCCGCGATCGTCGGTGACATATACTTTTAGTTGTCCATCTGCTGTAGCCAGCCCTGCATTATCGAACTGAATCATTACGTTGCCCTCACAATCATATTCCATGCCATGTTACGCATGCGGGTTTCTGTCGCTGTTCTCGCAACGTTTTCTGCGGAGAATGAAAGCACATCCATTGCTGTTGATGATGTGGCTCCCGTCGCACCAAGAACCGAAGCCCCTGTACCCGATGACAAACTGAAAGCTCCGGATGCTGAAAAAAGTAAGCCGGTTGACAGTCCAGGCATTCCGCGTACATTCAGCGTTGCTGTTATATTCTGGATTGCATCAGCCTGCTCTGAAAGGATCGCTCGTCCCTGATCAATACCCCTGCCATCATCATACCCACGTACTACATCGCCCCGCACATCGGGTAAAACACCGGAGGTGTAAATCGCCCCGAGCTTCGGATAAAGCGTTTTACTGAATGATGCCCCATTAAGACGCAGGTATTTAACGCCAAGAGATGTGTTATCAGGTAGAACTACAGAAGGCCAGTTAATCATCATACCCACCGGACATATAGCATCAATTAAAGATCGCACTTCATCAATCGTGATAACACTGCTGATCAATTTTTTTGCAGAGGGTCCGGTTATCTGGCTATTATCCGGAAGAGTAATGGTTACATCACCTTCTGCCGTAAAAAACTGCTGCCAGTTTTGCTTGTCGTAGTTCAGTCCACGCAACGCCTCGGTGCTTTGTACCACCAGCGCCGCTGTAACCTGGTTCTGCGTGTCACGTGATACTGCATTCCATGCCACCCCGGACTGTGTCGGGCCAGTGTATTTGTTGACAAGCGTAACTGATGTTGAATTGTTGACACTTTTCACAGGTAGCGTGTAAGAAATCCCGCCGACCGTCGCGACTATAAAAGCGCCTGAAGCCAGTTCGGTGATAAATGCTGTTCCATTACCCGTTACAGTCTCTGATTTATTGGTCAGGGTTAACGTTCCTGCGGACATGGGGTTTCCTCAATACATGTTAGGAATGATAAGAAGCGGCATGCTGATATTCTGGTTAAATGTGGCATCCCAGCCGCTAACGTTGTAGTTACCGAAAACACGGTTATATGCTGAACGTATGCTTCCACCAGACATGACGATCCCTTTAGTACGCACATTGGCGACCCCGTTAACCATTCTGGTTTGTGTCCCGGTATTGGTAAGATGGCAGTACCCACCACCAATACTCTGGAAGGAGTCAGTTATCTGAATGGTCCGGTCATAGACCATTGGTCGCTTTTGTGTTGAAAACGTCACCTGACCTGCTGGATTTGTCATAGTGATGCCATCACCACCGACCGGCGCAGTCTGATTAAATATTGCAAGGTCAATTGTGACGGATGCGGTGACATCATCCGTTCCGCTATAAGAGATACTCCGTACAATGATATTGGTCCCGTCAAATGCAACAGAAACATTTGGATTATCCCATTTGCCAAATGGAATACCTGAGACGGGTAGCACCGTACTCCCGTTTACAGTAATTCGGCCTGTATAAGCACAGGTCATCAATAGTGAGCGATTCGAAATAGCGGTAAAATCCGTTGAACTGGCGACCAGAATCCCTTCGTTATATGTAGCGGCAGGGAGTATTTCGAGAAATGTTGCGTCAAAATCGACCTTCTCGCCATTCCTGAACCCTTTTTTACCAAAGTTAATATTTACCGATGAATTTCCATTCCTTGTTACGGAAGACATAAAATAAATATTTGGAGGATTTGTAAAATCCTGAATTACAACTGGCCTTCGTGCAATGGTGACAAGCTCTGAACCAGCAGTCATGGTAACAGGGACACTGTAACTGGAACCTCCCCCATCTCCATATTGCCCGGATGTTGCGCCACAATATGACGGGGCACGAAGCCCCGCAGTAATCGCCATCACCGGGCGACCATCGTTATAATCAATCAGAATACCTTCTGGCATAATTCACCTACCATTTACCGACAACGACTCGTCCACCGCCAGACAGATTGACAGTAATTCCATTGCCGTTAATAACGACCGTATTATTCACACCGTTAAATGCAAACTGGCCACTGGTCGCATACAGTTTTCCATGGAATTCACAGTCGCCACTCTTATCTATATTCCAGCCACGTGTTCCGGCGAGGAAATTATTCGAGCGGATATAGTTCGCAATTTTGGCATTGGTGATACTGGCATCCTGAATAAGCGCATCGCGGATAAATACCTGTCCGTTATAGACAAAGAAAGCGGCGGTATAATTTCCCGGATCGCTACCAGAATAAATGCCGAACTGATCAGCAGCAAAAACCACGGTGGATTTATAGGTGCTGCCCGATGGCTCAATGGACATGCCAAACCCGGTGTTATATTTCACACCGTTTCTGACAATCCCAAGGTCCAGTGTGTACGATGCTTTCGCAGTGCCATCGCTTTTCACTTCAGCTGTTAATTTCTGATTTACAGCCGCCATCAGTTCACCATCAGGCCCGATCTGCGCCTGAACATAATCAGCGAGTTCAGCGAATGCGCCATCAAGATTTGCAACCGTGGTGGTCACCGTCATGACTTCGGCTTTCACTTCACCATACTGCTCAAACTGACGCTGGACCGTGCCGTGATTGGCGAGGGCATTTTCCATTATGCCTTCAAGGTTTGTATCAACCCCGCCTTTAACGTTCTGGAACGCTTCGGAATTCTGAACAGAATCATCAATGAGGTCGATCAGGCTTCCTGTATCCATTGAGCACAGAGCAGGGACTTCGATAAATGCAGAAGCACCGAATGCGTTAATGGTCCTGATATACCAGTAATAGGTATGCCCGACCTGCAACTGATTGCTGGTCCACGTGGTGCCCATCCCCTCTCTGCTGGCGTTGCCCTCAACGATTTCAGTTGAGGTGCCCGACAGTTGCGTCTCACCTGATGTCCAGAAGTCGAACTGGGTGGAAACGTTGGTGATAGCGGCAAGACGGGGGATCATCGTCACCGCAAAGAAACCCTGCTCAATATCAACATGCGAGGGCGGCGGCGGCGCTTCAACACTGAACTCAAGATAAGCTTCCGGCGATTCAGCCCCCATCTGATTCACCGCTGAAACATGCGCAGTGTAAGTATTCCTTGGCAACCCAGTCAGACGAGTGAAAGCCCCCGGCACCTGAGCAGAAAGCACCATCTGGCCATTACGACGAATAACGACTTTGTTATAGACAACCTGCCCGATATTTTCCCAGGACAGTATCCCCTGGACCACCTGGCCGATTTCTTCTACGGTGTACTTCATGTTCTGCGGCTGGGCAACACCACCGGACGGTAACTGAGTGAATGGAGGGCGCTCTATAGGCTTGCCAACAGCATCACCCCATACATCAGCCGTTTCCTGTTTCAGTGTCAGTTGCACGCCGTTCTGCACACCAAATTTCCAGTCCGTCACCCGCATCTCAACGTTCACGATACCGATAGACGGGAAATTGACTTTCACATACATTCCGGGGCGATATCGGTAGCCGCTGAGATTCAGCGTAACGTTCATCGTTCTGGCAATACGGGTACGCTTTAACTTCACATCAGCCAGGCGCTGGGCCTGAAACTCACTCGTCACAAATCGCAGTTTCATATCCTGCGAGATTTCGACGCCGTCCTCCGCCACCCACTCGCTTACCGATACGGATGGGAAATCAGCTTCAGTAAATCCCTGTTGTGGATCGACGAATGTTCCTTTGATAGTGTTTACACGCTCAGACTGGGAAACTTCCGGCATGATTTCGATATCACCGGCCAGCTGGCTTTCAGTGATCACTTCCGTTGCCGGGCCATAGTACGCACCAACCAGCAAACCATGCTTACCGGCAATATAGGTCACGTCTCCTGCACAGGCCGCAAGCATCCCCTCCAGAATGCTCACCTTGTTTTCGCTGAGGTCAAACTCACCGTTGATCGTGTAGCGTCTTTCGACGGTATTGCCGCCGGTGATCACATCCTCATCGCAGATGTTGGCGGCTTCCTGAAACTGATCCCAGTTGATGTCTGAATCAGGAACCTTCAGGTAGTTGCGGTAATAGTCCAGGATGACCAGCGCAGCATTGTTACTGTATCCGGTCAGGCCTGTTCTCGGGTCGTATACGACGCGCCCAAACTTCTCTACCTTGATATTGGGAATACCGGACGGGAATTTCTCTGCGCTGAATTTCAGGGAGACACGAAGCCATGTGATCCCCTTGCCGATCATGTCATTTTTCCATGACGGGCAGTTCGACAGCATGAACGGATCAGCGGTCTGCCGGTTCGTATGCAACTGGAATGAGGCATGCTCGGGATAACTGCTGATGGGTTCGTCGCCGAGCCATACCGTTCCGATGCTGGATAATGAATGCCCTGCGAGAGCAACGGCCAGGTGCAACATTTCACCATCATCCTGCTGGCCTGGCTGTTCTTCTGAAAAGAACAACGTACCGGCGGCAGTGGTACGTCCATACACAACCGTTTTGGCGCTGGCCGCTGCACGAAGAACCTGTTTACGTTCTGATGTGTCACGGTATGAATCGATTGATGGTTTTTTGGTGAGTGCCTGAGTTGCAACCTGGGCGGCAACAGTGATAGCCATTGCGATCCCGTAATACTGATATGAAGCAGCAGCACCTGCTGCAACGGTCGCAATGATAGGAATAGCAGCAGGCATTAACGAACCCTCCAGACGCTCAGCGGTTTTACCCGTAAACTCACCAGACCATTTTCACCAGGCACCCAGACCGAACCGGAATACACCACGCCAGCGCACTTCGCCCCGCCGTTCTCGACGATGGCGATGTCACCACGCTGCGCCAGTTTCACCGGAATCTCGTCAAGGTATTTGCCGATCACTTTTTCCAGCGTCCCGCCACCTGTAAGAATCGCTTTCTTTGCGCCGGTTTCACTGTCATAAGTTCCACGCCAGTCTGCCGCATAATCAGCGCCACACATGGCCTGTGCGCAGTCAGCCGCAAACAGGCAACAGTCATGTTTGCCCCATGAAAAAGGCCGCTCAATGGCGGCCTTCATCACTGCATTTAATCTGTTTTGCCAGTCATGGTGCTTCATGCTTCCTCACTTATAAGTAAACCCAGGCGCATCCTTTTTGTTGCCCCAGAAAATGGAACGTTCAGCCATCTGCGCCACATAGCGGAATATGCGGTCGCCAGAATAAGAGGCTTGCTGTGATTCGTCGGTATAGCGATCCGGGAAAGGTCGTTGCCAGTCTTCAAAAATATTACTGATAGTGTATTGCAGGGCGTTGGTTTCCCCGGCTGTGGCCCCGGTACCCGATACTTTCCCTTTAAACAGAAGATCGGCAACCTGCACCACGCCGTTATCGTTCATCGCAACCAGGTAGATTTCAGCATTGCGACCAACACAACGTTCATTCAGTGTTTTGGCGAACAGTGACAGGTCAAGCCCGGAAAGCGTCATCTTCACCTGCGTCGGGCTGGTCGTGTTCGTCTCAGTAGCATCATCAATCGAGCCCATACGTCCCATGCCGTAATAGACGTAGCCACCCAGTACGATCGTCCCGGTACCGGAATGCACATACACAGTGCCGGATTCAAACTGAATACTGGCAGCGATCACCACTGTCACCCGGTCGCGGGAAAGCCAGTCAACCATTGCGTCAGAAAATGGGGAATACAACATTAAAACGCCTCCTCAAATTCAATGGTCATTGACGTTATCCCACCCGGTTTACGGTCAAATGCGCCCTGCAAGTTATCTGAAAGCTTGAATATCCCCCATGGTTCTCGCACCTCTACCGTACTATTTGCCGCTGGAGATGACCGCAGCATTGGGGATATAGGGATCACAGCAACACCGCTGGAATTGCTGAATACATCCTCAGTCACTTTTTTCAGTTCCGAATTTACAGTCAGGTAGTAACCGGCTTGCATCACCATTGTATTAGCCGGCCAGCCTTTAGTTGAAAGGTTACTTCCTGTTTGATTCGCATCCGTCACTAACACTGCGGCGGCAGTCGAGCCACCATCACGCCCCCAGTCGCGAATTTTCACACGTCCATATTCACCGTCCAGTGACGCCAGTACTGCCTCAATTTTTCTGGCCTGAGCGTCATCCAGAACGTCATATCCGACAGTACATTTCCACCGGGCTCCCGGAAAGCGCGCTACCTGGGATGAGCCATTGAATGGAGATCTGAATGTTTTGGTATTCGACTCGAGATACCAGTTGAGGGATGAAGGGCGAGGCCCTGGCCACTCTAATACATCAGCCATCTGTTAAACTCCTAGTAATCTCCGCCCCTGCCCACGGCTCTGAAAATCCTGAAGCATTTCCTGTCTGGCCCGTCTGGCACCGTCGTCAGCCCCTTTTCTGGCAGCATCTTCCATTGCGCGATTCAATGCAGCGTCGCCATTTCCTGAAACATGAATCGTTTGCTGGACGATTATGTCGCCAGAGAAGCCCCCTCCCTGCGCTCCCATCATCCTGACCCCCAGATTCCCGTCAGGCGTTCGGGCAAGTGGCATAATTGCTTCCGGCCCTGCTTCACCAAATACACCAGCGCCTTTTGCGAAGGCAAAAAGTTTCGGTGAATCAAATACACCGCCAGAATATGCGCTAAGTGATGGAGAGTCATAAACCCCACCTTTAGCATTTTGTTTGAAGAAATCCAGCCCACTTGATGCACTGCCATAGGCTCCGGAAGGAGTCGAGCCACCGCTGTTTGCTGAACCAAATAACGAGCCCCAAATACCTGCGCCTTGCATTGATTTGATGCCGTTTACGATCATCGCGTTCAGTAACACTTTTTGAAGGGACTTCAGAACGCTCATAGACCACTCGTTCCAGTCCGCTTTACTACCGCTCAACCCGTCGGCCATCGTATCGACAAGGCCACTCATCGCTCCCTGAACAACGCCAGACATCTGGGTAGAATACGTCGATGCTGTATCCATCCAGTTTCTAAACCCCTGCTCAACGCCGCCCAGCCAGTCATTGTTCATCGCGTCGAGGTTTTCATAGTGTTGCTGCATTATTGCCCTCTCACGGCCTAACGCATCAGTCAGCATTTGTGATTTAGCGTTATACGTTTCCTCGCTCATACCTTTCGATTTATCTGCATAATCACGATCAAGTTGCTGTCGCTGAGCATTATATTTTTGTTCCAGTTGAAGCAGTTCCTGCATCTGTTTCTGCTGCTTCTCACCCAGACCGAAACCAGAATCCTGAACAGCATAGCTGGCTCGCAAATTATCCAGCCCCATCTCAAGCGTACTGCGATACGATGCAAGTTCCGTCGCCTCCTTCATCAGGCGGTTATTTTTCTCCTGTTGGGCATTGCGCTCCATCAATGAAGTAATTTCGTCTTTACGAAGCAGTAGCGATTTTTGTGCGGTAGTTAATTGGGATGGTGATCGTGTTTCCAGAGTGGAAAGCTGTTGACGCCATTTGATGAGTTCCTGTTCAGAGGAAGACAGTTTGTTTGTTGCTTCAGCCTGAGTAACCAGCAGGGCGTTTTGCTGGTTGAGCTGATCAATCATACGTTGCCCTGCATCTTCAGTAACGGCTTTACCTTTTGGCGCTCCTGCCGTTTTTGGGTCTTTATACATTTCATTGATGCGCGAGATATTTTTCGCGTACTGATCCGCGCTGATAGCCCCGGCGTCCAGGAACTTTTTCTGCTGCTCTAAAGCCTTATTGCGTTTGTCGGCATTTGACAGGAACTGCTGGTTGACGCGATCCGCATCTTGCTGAGTTTTAATGCGTTGCTGCTCTGCCTTATTTGCTTCCGACACAGCACCATTGACATCAGCTTGCGCTGTTATCGTGAGTTGCAGAATGTTTAACTCCTGCTCAAGCTCCTTGCGGCGAGCACCAAAGACGGTTTTCCCACCAACTGCATTATCGATCCAGTCAAGTTCCTTACGAATTTGTGCAATGCGTTCATTACCGCCAGATTCTCGCCCAACATCAAGCATGGCATCCCAGGCGCTTTTTGCTGCTCCAGCCAAACCATTCCATGCTTTTTCCAGCAGACCAAGATTCTGCTGAATATCTGCTGATCGCTGCTGCATTGTGTTCGCATATGCGTCTGTAGCGACGCGCGCCGCTTCCTGCTGATTCCCTTCATCCTGAAGGGCTTTAATCTGGTTGTAAGTTGACAGCGTCAGGAAGTGATACTGGTCATTAAGTTTGGTGATTGCATCCAGCGGGTCAGCTGCAATTTTGTTGAAATCGCCAACTAACTGATCGGTCGCGATACCAGTGGCTTCGCTTGTTTTAACAACGGCAGTAGTCACCCGCTCCAGCGAATCACCGGCAACCTTTCCTGACTCTACCAGTTGATTCAGTACCGACGCTGCGGCTCCCGTGGTTGAATTTGCCGCCACACCAGCGCGCGCAGCTATGTCTGCCAGTTGACCAGATGTTTTTCTTACCTGATTACCCGTCAGGATAAGTGATTTATTAAAAGCATCCTGTTCCTGCGTGCCTTTGTAGTACGCCACGCCCAGCACGCCGACCGCGGCAGCAGCCAGCGTAAAAGGATTGATCAGGCCCATCACATAAGAGCCAACGCCTTTAATCGCCGGACCGATGCCGCCGAACATATCTTTTAACTGCCCGCCCTGCTGCATCAGCACCATGAACGGACTTTGCCCGGTAGACAGGCCCACGACGATATCGGTCATCTGAGCAGGGATCATTCGCATAGCAAAAGCGGTTTGCTTTGCCGACATGCCAGTATTTTTCAGTTGCTCTGAAAACCCGGTGAGACGATTGCGGGCCTCTTCGATTTTTTTCGAATAGACATCAAAGGTTTCATCGTCCAGCATGCCTTTCGACTTGAATTTCACGAGTTGCTGCTGTTGTTTATCCAGCTTATTCAGCGCAGCGTTAACCGGGTCAATGCGGTCAAGCAGTTCCGATAATGCTGCCGATTCTTCCTCGGTGGCTTTTGTTACCTTCCCGGCGCTAGCCGCTGCTTTCTGCCCCCATTCAGTCAATCCATGTAGGGCGCTGGTCAGGCTTTCAGCATTTTTTTCTGCGCCGGTGCTATCGATAATGATGGCAAGGCGGGATGTCTGTTCTGACATTGAGATCTCCGGGCATAAAAAAGCCGCACTGTGGCGGCTACTGTCTGAATATCAGGGTGTTACTTATTTAAATACCTGGCTATGGTTGATGCTCAGCCCGTCAGTGGTGGGACACTGGCGCACTCAGGAAAAGAGGGATGGCTGATTACCTCTTGATAAGGAAAAGAAATAAATGAAATACGAATTTGAAAAGCATCTTAATACGACATCCTTGCCATCTATTGAGCTTCAGGTACACGCATTACAGGTTGGGTTGGCTAGCCTGGTCCAGGCAATTGAGAAATCAACCCCTGGCTTTGGAGAGGTATTTCTCCAAACATTCGACAATGGCTTTAAGCAAAACAGGGAAGCTAACAAAAATGTTGGTGAAGAATATTCACCTGTTGAAGCGCTTGCATTACTTGGAACAATGCTCAAAAGCGGTTTATAACAATAACTCCTCCGGCTGGAAGATGGACCTTGCACCCGCTGTCTTCTAATTGAACTGCGGTCTGTTTCTGGGCCGCCATATCATCGACAACCAACTGCTGACGAACAGAAAGACTGAGTTCATCAATCGCGCAGTTAATCTCATTGATTGCCTGCCGCGTATGCAAAAGCGACATTTCCAGTTCTTCAACACGTTTCTCTAAAGTCATAACTATCTCCTGCCTTGCGGCATCAGGTAATAAAAAGCCCACCGGAGTGGGCTAATTTGCTACTTGCAAGATTCGCTCCAAGCATTATCCATTCCTCCAACAGAGATAGGATTACTCGGATCTTCAATCGTTGGGCGTGAGTAGTCGGCAGTTCTTCCATTATTCGATACTGTTATTCTTGAAAAGAATCGTACCCTTCCAGTGTATGCGTTAAAACTGTTTTTCCCATTTACATATCCACATACCGCGCCGCTAATCTCTTCCCCTTGCAGGCTTGAATCTGGATAAAACCTCACACTATCAAAGGTTGCTGAATCAGGGTCTTTCATCGTGTTGCGCACTCCTTTTTCTACAAAAGATATAGCATCACCAGATGACGGATTTGACACATTTGTCACAACGACCACCAATACAACAATGACAAAAAAAGCGACTATCAAATACCCTAAAGTCTTCACATCCCTACCCCCATCATTAACATTTGCACACAGACTAGCACAGGGATAGAGCGAGGCCATGGGCTATTTATTTTTAGTCAACATCTCCTGCCTCTTTGTCCATGTATCTAACCACAAATCATCCAGCGCAAAAATCGCAGTATCGAATTCATCACGTTCAAGGGAGATCTTGCGTGAAGAAAGATAACATTCGATGTCGTGAAGTGAGATAGGCAGCGGGACACCAGCCATTCCAGCATACAGCCGTGAGCGGGAAATAACGGAGTAAGCGTTGAGGATTTCCACCGTTACTCCGTCAATTTCAGGCTCTGGAATTGGCGGGAGTTTTAATTTCTCCCTTCGCCACCTTGCCTTTTCACCGTGCTCCCCGCCGAACTCACTCAGCCACTTTTGCGCTTCGATGGCTTTTTTACGGTTTCCTGCTTTTGCTGCTCTTTGCCCTGGGCGATGCTGGCTGCCTCCGCCAGAATTTGCCAGTACATCTCTGGTTCCTGTTTAAGAAGTGCAGCGCCGCGTTCAGGTGTGTACTCAATCGGAACCTCTTCGCCTTCAACAAGCTCACCGACGCCCTTCCAGTCTTTCAGCAGGTAACGCGCGCAGTTGTCGATCAGGAGGTCATCGGCAGAGTCAATTTCCCCGACCGCTGACAGGCTAAATTCGCTGGTTCCCACCTGGTAACTGGCATCCATTTTTTCAATGTGGCGGCGTATAAGTGCATTACGCGAGCGATACTGGTCGTTATCAATGCTGCTGACGAGCAACTTCAGGCCTTCAATGGGTTTGAGATCTTTCAGCGGCGTAAACCAGCGATCGCCGCCAACATCAATTCGTGGAGTCAAGATGATCATTAAAAGCTCCTGCATTAAAAATGCCCGCGCCGCCATACAGAGCGGAACGGGCAAGGGTAATTTTATGGTTCAGTTACGGTAATGGTTGCCGTATCGGCAAAGGTGCGCGCCTTAGCGGTAATAGTTGCCGTCCCTGCCGCCACACCAGTAACGACGCCTGACGCACTAACTGTTGCCACTTCAGGGTCGGATGACTCCCACGTAACAGTATCCGTGGCACCCACAGGGGCCAGCGTTGCAGTGAGGCTGGTTGTATCTCCCACATTAACAGAAGCTGTTTCCGGGGTTACCGTGATGCCTGTTGCCGGAATGGTAACAGCGCGGGTAATCGTCGGCGACTCGTCTGCCGCAGTGATATCCAGTTGAACCTGGATAATGTCGGTGTTGCCGCCATCCGGCCAGTCACCGGCTACTTGCACTTTCGGGAAAGTGAAAGTGTACTGACCTTCGTCGTTCGCCAGCGTGAAACTGAATGGCACGGTTGCGCCGGTAAGTGTTTTACTCCAGACCTCCCACGCAGCTTTAGACCAGGAGAGTGTGATCGAACCTGACGGCGTAAAGGTGGTAGGGATGTTCGCCCCGGCAAACGGTGAACCGGTGCCAATACAGCGCTGCGTCTGGACGTTATTGTCGAACTGGATGTTGAAGGTATCGATACAGAAACCATCACCACCATCGACGCCGTTCAGGTTTATCGCAGTGACCTCTTTGAACGAGTAACGCAGTTCGCCAGCATTATCGGCAGGAGTACCGGTGATGTAACTCGTATCATCTGCTTTTGAGTCCCACCCCAGCCCGGCGAATGTGACTGTCGCGGTAACGTCACCGTCGTTAGGAACTTCCAACTGGAACACGCTTACCTGGGCGCCTCGAACAATGGAGGCAATACCAACGTCCGACGCGTATGTTGCGAGTGAGAAAGAGATACGGTCATTCCCCATCGTCAGCACATTACCCGCCCACTCCGCGCCAAAACACGAAGCCAGGAAGTCATCATGCTGGCCATAGCGGAATTTTGCCCCGACATCGCCGCCAACATCGACCGTTCCCAGCGTAGCGCCCTGCGCCATTCGGGTGCCGCCGATTTCGTCGTTGTCATTGGTATTCTGGGATGGACCAACGCCCCAGCTTGTACGCTTGAAAAGATTCCAGACGCCCGCAGGCGTAATTCCTGGAGTCGTCTCCCGGATAAAGGCCGAGAGTACCTTAGCGCCGCTCGACATGCGGTCACCTCCATCGAAGTTAAGCGCTACAGAGCGCGGTAAGGGATTTGTAGATTGAACTGAGACCAGCCATCCGTTTCGCCAGCGGGAACAGCGGATACGGCGAAATAACTGAGTTTTCCATCATCCTGAAATTCAAAAAGTTCACGGAGTTTGTCTGCTGTTTGAGTGATAAGCAGAGAGCCAGAACCAACAGGGACGAAGATCTGAATAATCAATACCCCGGTGCGTTGAACGACGGGTCCTGCACCGATTTCATTCGCGCCGGCCAGTCCGGAAATATTGGTAAAGCGAGCCCAGATATCACGACCGCTTGGGTCAAATACGGGGCCGTTGGGATAATCCACAGCATCAGAGGCAATAGCCGTCTGTGCCGTCATACGAGCGATGACAGCGTTACGAATTTCTGTGAGTGTCATTTGTAGGCCTGTGTTACACCATTAAATGAAACCGCATAAACGCCTGTCGGTGCCTGCTTTGAGTGCCCGTTTTCAAGCGGTACGGAATAAGGGAGGTTTGACTGGATGTAGATGACCGAATAACTTGGCGCCGCAAGAATTGTCGACGTCCCGTTATTGATAGTGTTTGCACCATTCGGATCTGGCTCACGTGGAACGTAATCACTTGGCGAACCAACACTCACGAAGTGAGATGCACGGAAAGTCCCTGCGCGATAGCCTGGTGGTTGATAAATCTCCCCCTGTCCGCGCCTTAGCTTGCGTACGCGCTGGGGGCCAAATTTACCAGCATTACTGCTATACTCAGCACCGGCGAGACTGACTTTATTGCCTCGTTTAATCCGACGGTTACCGTTTTTGTCAGTGGTCCCGAACCGGTCACTGCTCCGAAGGGCTTCATTGATATCATTAACCCGGTCGCGCTGCTGAACCTGCATACTATTGATAGCCCATATTTCAGGGTTACCAACCGGTGACCGAATAACGATCTCATTTAGCAACTGAATGGCTATAACGCGTTGCAGTTTTCCGACATCCTCTTCCACCTTGTCAGCGAATAATGCAGGGTCAAGACTCCAGGCCTTAGCCATCGAGAACCCTCCGCCATTTGCAAAGAACCCGCTCAGGCACGAACAGTACAAAGATGATTAGCGGCCAGAAAATCACCGTAAATAAGCCATAAAGCGCCTTTAGCAAGACAGATCTGCCATCCCTGATAAACAATACGGAAATGAACTCAATAAGGCCAAAAAGAACGCCAAAGCACAGGTAAAGCAAAAAATATTGCATCACACCCTCCGCAACTGAATGGAATAAGCTGCGCCAGCAGGATCTGTTTCCACAGAGATCGCCTTGTATCGCTGTTGCTCACCAGTAACCAGGTCAGGCGCTTCGATGATATGGTCAACTTTCGGCTTATCAGTCACCTCGTTCACCAGCGCCACCAGCTCAATATCACCTTTGAGGATGTTCAAGCCATCGATGCGCTCAACACTGTAATCAGCCAGCACGCCACGTCCGGTATACGTAACAGTGGTTTTCCCTCCGGTTTCCGTAACGGGATCCCATCCTGTTTGAATCACATAGGAACCGGTGAACGCATTAACAGCGTCGGCAAGGTCATCGTCGAACGCAGCGGCGATTTCTGCCTGAAGTTCGTCACGAAGTCCCACATCACCCCCTCACCAGCCTGATTTGTGACTGATTGACGCCATATGGCTTTAGCAACGCCAGAGCGAACTGCAAATCAGGATCGAGCAATGCAGTGCTGTTGGTGGATAATTCTGCGAATGATTTCGACACACTGACGCCTTTAGCCTCAACCGATTTGCTGGTCACTACGCCTGAATCAGTTTTTTGCTGGTAAAGTTTTCCGGCTGCCGCAACCGACGAAACATACGCGCCAGCCTCTTTGACATCATCGGGAATGTCATCCGGGCAAACTCGAAGATTCAATCCGTTCAGCCAGGCATTCGCCATTTTCACAGACTTCTCTTTTTTACTGGCATCGGTCCAGTCGGCCCCGAGGATTTGATCAACGTCCGCTACCGTGATGTAGGTGATCATGAATCACTCCTCTATGCGCCAGCTTGCCGCCTTCCAGTTTTCCACTTCGTCAGGATGCACGTCTGCAGTGGTGGGCGCGCCGGGGAATGCCGGGAAGTCAGTGAACATAGCAACCAGAATGCCCTGCTGCTCCTGCTGCTCCTGCTGCTCCTGCTGCTCCTGCTGCTCCTGCTGCTCCTGCTGCTCCTGCTGCTCCTGCTGCTCCTGCTGCTCCTGCTGCTCCTGCTGCTCAGAATTGTTTTTCGCCGCCAGTTCAGCAGCAAGTTTTTCCGCTGCTCGCTGAGCGCGCTGTTCTTTCGTCAATCCAGCCATAATCCCTCCAAAGAAAAAGGGGCCGAAGCCCCTTGTGTGTGATGGTGTTAGCCCAGAAGCATTACTGCGTGGGCTGGTTTGATGGAAGCCACGCCCCACGCCAAGCCAACTTCATAACGCACCTGACGGTACTGACGATACAGCGCGATCTGGAAGGTGATACCGGAAACTGGGTCGGTGACATTCATCACGTCATCAGCGGTGTCACCACCTTCCGGCATCGCCGGGGTACGAGAAGCCAGCAGAAATGCGTTACGGTCAAACGCCATATTTGCAGTGAAGCTACCAACAACCGTGATTTCGGTGTTGTCCGCCAGATCCTGACGCAGGCCCGGCGCAGCCAGAGTGATGGTGGTGGAAGTAGCTGCCGCAACAACGTACTGGTTATCGTCGCCGTCGAAAGTAACGACCTGACCAGCTACGATAGAACCCGTACCGGTATCAATGGCAATGATGATATCGCCTTCCTGTTTCGCGCCATTGACCAGATATCCTGTCGCGGTAGCAGCTGGCGCACGCTTAACGCCCGCAGAGTTGTGAATGTTGAAGCCTTCCAGTCGGCCCAGCGTACCTTCGCGAAGCAGTTGCTCAGTGCCGGATTCATTCACTTTGAACAGTACCGTCTGCTTCCCGCGAAGATTCGCGATTGCAGAAGAACCGAGAACCATTTGCAGGCTGGTGGTTGGCGAACCATTGTCCTCCAGAACCTTGCGTGCATTAGCTGCGTCGGTCAGATCTTCCTTCACGCCAAACGGCGTTGTGCCAGCAGTACCAACGGCGCGAGAAGTGCCGTAGTAAAGTGCGCCGAGATCAGCATCGACCTCATTTGACAGTGCGCGGAATGCCTGGGTGAACTGGTCAGCAAGAATGGTGTTGTAAGTACCAGCGGGACCGAGAGCCAGTTGCTCTTCACCGTTCCATTTGACCGGAGCCATTTTGGATTTGGTGATTTTGACATCGACGGTGCCGATATTCTGATCGCCGGTATTCGGCGCAGACGGACCCGGCACGATGTCCTCGGTGACCGCGACCGGAGCAACCGGCGCAGTAACGGTCTGGTCTTTCGCTGCTGCGTCTGCTTTGGTGTTACGCGCGACGGCAGGAATAAACCCCACCTGCTCACGAGAAACGATATCCAGAGCGGTATAGATAGTCGGGATCAACCCGGTCAGTGTATTCGACATGATTCATTTTTCCTTAGAGATAGATTTGGGTTGGTTGAGCTATCCAGCTCTGGCGCCCGCCACCATCCGGAAGCAGGCAAATGCGGTTAGTCGACGATGGTGATACCGTCTTTGAGGGCTGTCTGTTTCCCGGTCTGATCCAGAGAATCGAATGCTGAGCGTTTCATTGTTTTCTGCCCGGCATCGTGTTGAGTCGGTCGTGAACCACCGCCGTTATTGCCACTGGCCTTAAGAATGTGGTCTTTTTGCGGGTACTGTTCTACCAGGAACTCCAGCGCTTCATCGAATGAGGCCAGTTCGCCCGGTTTAGAGCGGGAATAAATTTTGTTGCCGGTGCCGTCATAGGCGACAACTTTACCCTCTTCGACTTTAAACGACTGCCCGAAGCGGGCCTGAAGCAGATCGGCAGGGATGGCGATTTTATCGGTGATAAATTTGGAGCCAGTAAAACTACCACCGATCATCGAGTCGTACAGTTGGCCTTCCAGCGTTTTATTTTTATTGTTGGCCTCATCCAGTTGCACCTGGAATGATTTGGTGATTTCGGCTTTCACCTGGTCAACAGCGCCAGCATCGATCAGTTTTTTCTGGTCGATTTTGGTCATCATCTCGATTGCTTCAAGCGCCTTTTTGGGGTCTTCAATACCGGAAAAAGCCGCAAGTTTCGTTTCAACGGCTTCTTTGGCTTCGCGATGGGATTTAGCCTCGCCATTCAGTGCCGAGATTTTGCTGACAGCCTGAGCGGCATCGAAGCCAATTTCTTTCCCGTCGTCATGCACGTAAACCGGCAGGCCATTAGCATCGACTTCTGCGTAGTGCTTACCGTTTACTTCTACTGTCTTCAGTTTCATGTTGTTACCTTTGATTTGGTCATCCGACCGTTGCACCGCTCACCATCCGGATTGCGGCCATAAAAAAGGCCGCCCGGAGGCAGCCTGTTGTGATTTATTGAAGATTAAAGCCCTGCATCCCTGAACGCCTGCGCATCGCGTTCACGCAACTGCGCCAGCGTCAGCCATTCGCCTTTATCGGTGTAGAACTCATCAGGAGACATGCCACCATCACGAATCAACCGGGCGCGCTTCTCGCCAACGATTTGCTTCTGGCGATCGAACGACTGACGCGAGAACCATTCCTGATAGTTGGTATCGCCCGGCACAACTCCATCCATGCTGGCGCGTTCCGCTGGCGGGATATCGCGAACATTGATACCCAACTCTTTCGCCGATTTGAGGATGAATGTTTCAGTGGAACGGCAGCAGAAATGAATTTTTCCAGGCCCCTGCAAATACGGGATTTTGTGACCAATCGGCTTGTTATCCAGCGCATACTTAAGGCGGTCGCGAATCCTGCACATCTGCGTCGTTCGGTTGTCCAGGGTGGAAAGCCACTGCTTACCCTTCATCAGGTCGTTATTGGCGTCAGCGAAACTGTTACGCGCCGTCGCCGCAAGATGCCCAACTGCTGTTTTCGCAATACTGGCGGCATTGGCGCGGCTCATCTGTAACGCGCCATCCTGATAGCCGCGATTAGCGTGACCGCGAACCTTGCGCGCTATCTGCTCGTTTGTATCTCCCAGCAAAAAGCCCTGTCGTACCGCGTTACTGATGCGGTTGAGGCGATCCGCTTCGAGGTTTGACGCCCACTCACTGAGCAATCGCCCCTGAAATGGCCGCGCCATTGCTGCAGCGTAAACCACATCAGGAGAGATACCCACCAGCGGATGAACGTCTGTCACGAACTCCGGCAACAACGCGTCAAAGAGACTCAACTGATACCCCGCCTCATGTTGCGCCAGGTCATTCAGTTCGGTCGACAGGCTGGAAAACATGCCGTTTATCGCCGTGCGGTTAATCTCCCGCACGCTCGCCAGTAGCGCTTCAAGACGCGTGACCGTAAAGCTATTCGGATCTATGCCATCCATCGCCACCAGCAGGCGCACCGTCAGTTCAGCATCACTTTCGTTGAGTAGTTTCACCATCCTGTTGGCAACGCCGGTACTGTAACGGCTAATCCAGATGGCGTGCGCTATAGATTCGTCACGCAGTTGCTCGTTAACCGTCGCCATTGTTGCCGCCCATCAGCGTTACCTGCTGGTTTTTCAGCTCGTCGATCACATCATCGGGCTTCGCGTCAGGGTCGATGAATTTAAGCGCCTGGAGCACGCGCACGGCATCAACCTGGCGAATGTCGCCCCCCTGTCGCAGAGACTGAACGGCCATAGCAGCAGATGAATCGAACGTCTGAGCCGTAACATCCAGCTCTGTGCGCACATCAACATTGCCGCCATCACTTTCACCAATCCACTCAGCCATGATTTGCAGAATGTTATCAAGTGCATCCTCCAGCGAACTCGCCATGGTGTACAGCGGCGAGTTTTCCTGCATATGCTCTTCATGCGTCTGATCGTCAGATTTTGTTGATGTATTTTCTGCGCGCAGCAGTTTCGCTCCCGCCTGGCGCATCTGGTTTTCCAGATCATCCAGCGATGTTTTGCCGGATTCAATGGCGGCGCCGGTGTGCTCGGTGTATTCCATACCCTGCTTAGCGCGGTCGCTGAATTTAGTAGCGCTGGATGAGCCAATGACCAGTTCCTGATCGTCTTCCAGGCCAAAAACAGACAGAAGCGGCACACGCACAACATGAAGAATGTTGTCCTGCTCACTCTGGCTTTGCCAGTGCTTGATATTCAGCAATGCCAGATTCAGCAGTGGCGGAGAACCTCGCATAAACCCAGTTTTCTTGGTGTAGAGCGTTACAAGGGTAATATCGTCGCGACTGGTTACCCACTCTTCATAAATAGTCCAGGTGGATTCACCACCATCACCTTTGTTACGGCGCCAGATTTCCACTTTACGCGGCATGATGTGGCGGATCTGCTCAACTTTGGTTTGCCCGAAGTCGTCACCATCCACGACAATGACTTCTTTTACGCGCAACTCTGTGAGCACAACTTTTCCGCTGACAACCTTTGATTTCCAGCCGATCACCTGCCGAGGATTAAGCATCGTTACATACGGTCGACCACCAGCAGCCTGCTCGTCAGCTTTTGTGCGGATTTCTTCGGCGTTGGTGCGCGGGTAATCCACCAGTGCATGTGCGAGACCATACTGAAACGCCAGGCTGAAGAATTGCTGCGCCCAGACATCAAGGCGGCTGCCTTCCATATCGATGTTTTCGGCATAATCTTTGATTTTTTCCGGCGTTTTTTCGCTTAACACTGTTGGCTCAGCAAATACACGCCCGGTATTTTGCTTAATGCTTTCTTCATAGGCCGGGAGCAGCGTCGCAACAGACAGGCGTTTCTTATAGTCTTCTTTATCCTCGCGCGGCCAGCGAGGTAGGTAGGCTTCGCCCTGCCGGCGCATTTCCAGCGTGCCGCCCATCAGTGCATCGTTAATATCCCACGCCTCAACCATGTCGTTATAGTCGAGGTTAGGTGTCGAAATATCTGGCATGGTTTACATCCGAAGTTTGGTGACTTTGCCGACTTTCTTCGGCGGTGAATGCAGAACTTCATAACGAGTTCCGTCCCAGTCGTGATCTTCCTGCTGCGTGTCAACGTCATCAGGATTTTTGCTGTCGCGGACGAGTACAGGAATACGGCTTATCCAGCCACGGCAGTAATCAAAAACATAAAACGCGGGTTTTTCTGGTATCCCGGATTCCAGTTTTTTACCTTCGACAACCGCCTCCAGCATGTCGGCAAACAATGCGGCGCCATTAACGCGAGAGCCGGGCTTTTTGTTGGCCTCAACCCATTTAACGCCCTGCACTTCCATTTTCTGAGCGATTGAAAGTTCATCATCGCCAGTGTTGTAGATCGCGCTGTCGGCCGGGCCGGGAACAACCTTTTTGCAGAGACCCGGCATAATGTTGAGTTGCCCCTGAGTGACGCCATTGAGTTTTATCTCGTCAGGTTCGTCAACTTCCTGGCCTGTTAGCCTCTTATCAATCCACGCAACGCCTTTTGCGACGTTGGTAGATGACATGTTCAGCCCTTTATTCAGTTCGTCAGGCGGGCAACCGTACCACTCGCCAATCAAAATCAGAGACCCGGCGGGCGGGCAGAATTGACGCCCATCCGGCAGCGTCGCGACAGTACCATCCGTGCGAGCCCACCAGAGATTAGAGAACGGTTTCGACTCCCCCCAGTCATGAGAGCGGTCAACGGTCCAGCTATCCGGTATGCGGAACGGTTTAATGACGTGCAGCGCCTCATTCCACAGGTGGTCAAAGCGCCCTCCACTTGTAACGTCCCAGGAACCTTCTACCCACGCTTTGCGCCGGTTCGGGTCTTTGATAGCCATCAGCGTCGCGATGTACTGCGGGTCGAGGTACGGGTTCTCTTTGAAAGAACCATGTATCGCGACGCGGGTTAACGTGATCTCTTCTTCCCGCTCAGTTTGAGGGTTGAACACTAATTGTTTGTGACGTTGTACAGTTCCGCGCGGTGCCGGTTCGATAAATCGTTTTTTTACCCAGGTGTGACCGATGCCGAATGGGTTGGTCGTGCTGAACGTCTCCAGCGGGATTGGCCTTAGTAACTTGCCATTCTCCAGCGGGTAGTTTTCCGGCCTGAACGACGAGCGGCGGCAGGAGAACATCATTTCGTAGAACTCTGGAGACTGCTGTTTCGTCAGCTCGTTAAAGCCAATGAACGGGAATTCTTGCCCGTGGAAATCCCAGTAGTCGTCCGCCTCTTTGCCGAAGCGGAAGAGCAGCTCCTCGCCAGTAGGCCATACCCATCGCAATTCGCTCGCAGATGACAGATAGCGTGCACCGTCGTTGAACAGGCGAAACATACGCTTCGACTGAGTAATGATGTCGGCAAGGTTCTTATATTCGGTGTCGAAGATGACGCCGCGCCAGAACGAGCCATAGCCCACTCCGACATTACGCCTGAACCTGGCTAACTGCGCAGCGGTCTTGCCTGGTCCGCGAGTACCCTCGAACAGGATTTCGTTACACGGGCAGCTCAGCGCCAGGGACTGAGATCCAGGCAGTGGCTTCCATACAGCTTTGTAATTCATCCACCGAGAACCCCGCCCTGTTGTTTTTGCGCTGCCGATTCCCAGTCATCCACGCTGTCACTGGTTGGCACCAGCATGACGTTGTGAGTGACCTCTTTTGTTTCAGCCTTGTTCTCGATGCTGTACGCCTCACGTTCGAGGCCGATCAGTGTCTTCAGGCTGTCGCTCAGGTCTTTCATGGATTTAACACGGGAAGGCAGGCTGATTATTTTGTGGTACAGATCGTTGAGTTTATCCTGCCCTTTGTCATCCTCACGGCGCATCAGATCGCCGAGCATCTCAAGCGCGGCCACATCGCCACACTCCCCGGCCAACTCATCGAATAGCATGTTTGTCAGTTCGCGAGCCCGTCGGATGTCCCCCCTGTGCTCCATGCGTACCGTGGCAATCACCTCGGCAGTCGCCTCTATCAGTACGCGTTCGGTCAAAGTGCTTTCGTTGCGTACCTGTTTGCGTACCTCCTGTTTGCGTACCAGATCGTCAGCCTTTTGCTGAATCTTCGCATTGAGGTCACGCGACCAGTCGTCACGCTTGGCACGCTTACGGATAGCGCCTTCGCTGATACCATGCTGTGACGCTATTTCTCGGAGGGACATCACTCCGGCCCGGTACGCCGTCTCGATGGCCTCCCAGTCCGGTTTGCTCATTCGTTACTCCGTTGTTTGTTCTTCTGGCTGCTCTACTGGCTCAAACAGGAAGTCCTCAATGCTGTCCTGGCTGAAGTAGCGCCATTTGCCGTCATCCATTGCCAGCGCGACAAAACCATTGACGATTTCTGGCTGGCTTCTGGTCATGAGCCCGGTGAAGGACTCTTTGGATTTTTTGGTGATTGTGATTCTGTAAACGGTAGCCATTTCGTTCTCCACGTTTCGCAGCTGTTGCCCTGCTTCTCAGAAGTGCTTAGCCACTTACGGCTTACCCGTCAGCAAGATGTGATCACCATCCTTGCGGGGTTACACAAATCATTTCAGGCACTGTTCTTTGATGTAGTCCTGCATGCCGCGAATCATCTTGTCAGCGGTTGCGATTCTGTCCCGGTGATCGAAATAATTCCGTCGAGCGTCTGGAGTAAGTTCGGGGGCTCCTGCATCATCCACGCCGGGGGCGGAGGTGGCTTTTGACACTCCAGGGCAGGTTGCGGCGATGCGCAGCCGTTTAGCGCCAGAATCAACATCCCGACGCAAATCGTTAATGGTTTTTTTCGCATCGGACAATTCCTTCGTGTATTTGGCATCCAGCGCAGCGACATCCCGCTGCCGGGTCTGCATATCTTTGATGGTGGCGTTAGCCAGGCTGAGCAGTTCAGTGGCCTTATCGCGCTGGTCTTTGTAGGTGATGGAATTGCCGCGGTAGTGATTCACCGCCCAGACCAGCGACACGATGATGCAGACAACCACAGCGATAATGATTGCAGTTACCCTGCTCATTTTTGACTCCAGGTACAGACCTCATATTCAACATCTCGCCGATTCATCAGGCCTTTCCACTTCTTGCCACCAGCATATACCCAGCGCTTAAGCTCAGAGCATGCTCCTGCATAATCTTTAGCGTTGATTCTCTTCAGCAGAGTGGAGTTGATGGTTGCGGTAGCGCCTACGTTGTAAGCGAAGCTGTAGATTGCTGCTCGCTGCGTTTCAGTGGTCTGCACTTTGATATGCGGATCAACCTGAGCGGCGATGCGTGTTAAATCTTTTCGTGTCAACGCATCACATTCTTTGTCTGAGTAATATTTACCCCAGATGATATCGCTTCCGGTGTGACCATCGCATACGGTGACAATTCCCACTACATCTTTGTAAGGGTAATGTTCTCGGCCTTCCAGCCCAGTCTTGCCAGATACCATTACCGTGGCAATACTAACAGCCCCGGTTCCTAGTGCTGCGATAATGCTATTTCTGAGCGCTGGAGACATTGCCATTTAATCTATCCTCGCGCTCTTTGCGCTTGTAGTACCAGTTCACGACAAAGGTTCCGATAGTGCAGGCGATACCGATGATGATTGCCCAGTCGTTCAGGGAAAGAACGCCACCCATGGTTGTTAAGCCTCCAACCCAATAACTGAGCCATTCTCTGATTTTATCCATGCGTTGCATGCTCTCACCTCGCGTTGTTAGCGGGTGCTGTGTGTGTTTGAAAGGGGTCAGGCTTCACGGGCTGGATTTTCAACAAAGCACGTAGTGATTGATTCCCGTGAGCCTGAAATAAAAAACCCGCTCAAGGCGGGAATGTGAGTGTGTGGCAATGTCAGCTCTGCGGCTGAAGATACCCTGGCTGGGTTTTTGGTGGGCCGTGAAGGATTCGAACCTGTCTACCCTTCCCTTATGAGGGGACCGCTCATACCAAATGAGCTTCCGGCCCTTATTTGGAGCATCTGGCGGGGATCGAACCCGCATCTTCTGGTTGGAAGCCAGACGTAATTCCCAAACTACGACAGATGCAGAATTGGCGGGACAGGAAGGATTCGAACCTTCGACCATTCGGTTAACAGCCGAACGCACAACCGCTGTGCTTCTGACCCTGAATGCAAAAAGCCCCGCACTTCTGCGAGGCTATTAATTTTTGGTGGTTTCATCTCAAGGCGTCTATCGACCCGGTGTGCGATGTTTACTTATTTCCTCACCACCTCGCTCTTTCGCCTTTGACGTCCGAGCATACAGTAATTATGCATCTTCAAAACTTGTTTTCAAGTCTTTTTTGCAAGTTTCTTTATTTTCGATGCCAAGTTCTGCAATTAACGTGAAGAAGACAGCAGAATTGAACAGATCGATACACCACCGAACGCGATCGATGCACTGCTTTTCAGTCAAGAAAGGCGCGTGGTGATACTGCATCCAACGGGCCATATCGTTAATGGTCTTGCGCCATGTGTAATAGTCCTTCCCTATCTCGTAGACGATGCTATTTTTTGGGAATGATTTGAGAATCACTCTCTCCATAAATTCAGCCTCTTCTTCATCAGCAGCATTTCCCATCAGATCGGATAGAGACTTTTTAGGCCAGATGATAGCTTTTGCCTGCATGATAAGCTGATCTCCTGAATACCCCATCTTGCGAAGACCGGCGAGTACGGTAGTAATCCTCTCCTGCTGCTCACCTGTCCATCCAGTGAGTATCATCGACCACATGCCGCCACCTCCAGACAGATATGAGGTGTCACTACCACCAAACTCTCTTCCCCAAAGTCCTAATAACGAACGAACCCACCGACTTTGAGCAGGAGTGAGGCGGCGATATTTCCCAAGATATGAGCGCCGCGGTACAGAAGCCAACTTCATCCATGAGCATTCAGGATCGGCACGTAGTACCGATGCTTTCTGGTAATTTTCGATATCGGTGCGGGTCATGCTGCCTCCTGCTGTTTCAGTGTTTTGAGCTTTGCGCGGTAATGCGCTGCCAGTGCATCGAGTTCTTCACGTGTCCATTTCTTTGCTTCGTGCGGACCCATCAGTCGGTCATAGGCTGCCTGCCCAATCTTGGCGATCAGCCGAGGACGGTATTCACCGATATTTCCTGACAGGTATGAGTTACACGCCTCACACTGGAGGTGGCAATTTGACTCGTCGTATCTGGTTTCTGGCGATGCGCCGACTGTACGGAAGTGCCCGGCGTTCATCTTTGCTCCGGTATTGCGACCGCAACTGATGCAAGGTTGTCCTGCGTCACGATGGCGTATAAACGCGTTAAACGCCTTCTGGGCGCGTTCGTGGAATTTACTGAGTGGTTGCAGCGCCTTCTTGCGGATCTTCAGCTCTCGGCGTTCCTGTTGAGCCTCCTGCTTACGCTTGCGCTCCGCATCCAGTTTCTTTTTGGCAAGAAGCAACTGGCTATATTCGTAGCCATGCTCAGGGCAACACCACCAGACGTTGGAGAAGGTGGTAGTGAACTTTTCTTTGCATACCTTGCAGGTTCGGCGGGATGGTTTACGCATGGTCACCACCTTGCACCTGTACCAGCGTGAGGTTTCCGCAGAACACGGCTCCTGTATCGATGTACATCTGATTTGCATACTTCAGGGGCTGGCGCGCTGGGGTGTGTCCGAAGATAAACAGATCAGCACCTGCTATCGCTGAGACAATGCCGTCCTGAGCATCGCTAACCCTCTCACGATTCCAGATGACCATTTCTTTCGAGACTGGCTTGTCGAACGCATATTCGTTATGCGGGTAGTCAGCGTGGCAGATAACGATTTTACGTTCAGCGGTAACCAACTCGATGACGAGTGGCAGATCAGCCGCTTTGTGAACCAGAGCCTTAGCCAGCACCTCTTTGTCATAGTCGAGATTGAAGAACCAACCGCCACCATTTACCAGCCAGTGATTGACGTTTCCGTACTCTGAAAGGCCATCAATCATCATCTGCTCATGGTTTCCGCGTACAGCCCGGAACCACGACATAGTAATCAACTCCAGGCACTCTACGTTTTCCGCGCCGCGGTCAACAAGGTCACCCACCGAGATCAGTAAATCACGCGCAGGGTCGAACGAAATCTTGTCGAGCTCGTTCATCAGCAGCGTGTAGCACCCATGCAGATCACCGACGACAAAGATATTGCGCCAGTCAGCGCCGTTAATGCGTTGATAGATGCTCATGCGTGTTTTCTCCGTGCCGCGAGACGCAGCCATTTCTGATCCACCAGGTGGGATGTGTAATCTTTGAGAGTGGGTATTTCTGACGGGCTCGGTTCCGGCTTACACTTGCTGTGCGTCGGTACTTTGTAGATGCCGCCATTCATAACGCGGTTGATGAGGTTAGCCATGCTGCTCACCCCACTGTTTCGCCCATTCGATTTCGAGGCGGGATTTCTCGCTGAACTTAACGCCCTGCTGCGTACCGAACCAGTAGATAGCCTCGATGACTTCAACCATCTGCCGAACGGTCATCTTACTTGTACGCTGACCGAACATCACAACGCCGCCGTCAAGACCAGGCGCCATTCTCTGTTCTTGTTTTTTGGCCTTGGCGACCATCGCGGTGATCAGGTCTTTCCAGTCGTCAGAGTCGTACTTATTGCCGAACCAGGTTACCTGGTCAGAGAGGTCTTTTAGTAACGGCCACATCTTGCGGTTCTGATCCAGAGTGCGCGTCATCTCCTTGATGTCGAGAACTAACGGGCGCTTGGCGTCCACCGGCAGCTCTCGGATGAAGTTGATAGCGTTTTGCTTGATGGCGTCATTGATGAGGTGGAATTGCTGTTTCATACGCCACCTCCGGGAGGTAACGCTGAATGCAGAAAATCGCAGGTGCATTTCTGCATCTGTGACTGGAGAAGTGACTTCAGATTTTGTGTGCGCATAAACGTCCCCGTTTAGCGCAACCCCATCGCCGGGTGTTCAGGCCGACGATGGTTAGATTATGGCTTATTGATTATGGAAAATCAAAGGTGGGAACTTAGCTACTCTTGTCGGAAAACTCGCCTTCTTTCTCAGGCTGTTTAAATGCTTCAGGCATGTTTGTATAGCCGCAATCGTCACACTGCCAGTCGCCTGTGCTTCCGTTAGGTCCTGTTTCTCTGCTTACTTTGCCAGAACCACAGTTTGGGCAAATTCCTCTTCCCATATCGCCTCCTATTTTTTGGCGTTTTGGTCTGCCATCTCAACGTATCTCGGATCATTTGATTTAGGAAGTTGTAAGCTTTGCTCCCGGTAGTACCGGACACGCTCCATGAAATACTCTCTCAGGTGTTCAGGCTGCTCACGAGCCACCTGCTCAGCGATTACGGGCATATTCAGGCGTTCTTTGTACGCGACACCAGAAGCGGCAAGGTCAACATTAACCTTGTCACGATCTTCCTGGCTCTTTGCTGCTATGTTGAACCTTGACATAAATTAACCTTAAGGTTGCCATCCCATGCCGCAATTTCCAGTTTCGTGCATCCATTTATGTCCGCACTCTCTACAAACATAGTAGCTTTCCTGGGTTGCACGGCCATTCAGACTCATGTACTCGCCTTGCTCTTCAGGGATATACTCCATGCATTCTAGAGGGGGTTGACGGCGCCCTCTGGGCTGTTTTTCACATACCTTACATGTCATAAAAACCTCCACACAAAAAAGCGAAGGCCATACAGTAGCATGGCCTTATACGTTTATCTTTGTATAACATCACTTATATGCGCGGCTTTGCGATCTGCTGGGGATTTAGCCATTGATCACCTTCCCGCAGCGCTTGCAGTAGATGCCATGAAATGTCTCTGGCCTTGTTTTATCTATCAACCTGATGATTACCGTACCGCTACCTTCCATTGCTCCAAGATTTGCGGCAGGGGCACCTCTGGTGATTGCAGGACGATATGAATGACCGAAAAGAAAGCCTAAAACACCGCGACATTTAGCCATTGATAATCCCCCATGCCATCTTAATGAGCGACTCCCATGCAATATAAACTCGCACACCAGCAGCAAGGCCAAAGCCGGCTATCATCGAATACATCAGAGCGTTGCTTTTTGACATCACTTCACCCCCTGCTGCGGTGCTGCTGCGAGCATGAAGGCGCGAACGGTCCTGGCTATGCGATCGCGTAGCTGCTGCGTGCCATGATAATCGATGGCAATATCGCGCAACTCGGTAACCAACTCGCGGATTTGATGGTCTTTCATCGGCATCTGCGATGGAGTGGTGACGATCTTTCTACGCTCGTTATCTAGGTCTTTTTGTAACTGGATTACCCAGCGGGCGAGCTCACCTTTTTCGCCGGATTCAAGCCGTAAATCATCTAAACGATATTTATCAATCATTGCTGTTATCCTCGCAGCAGTGGTGCCGCCCCTCTGGGTCAGTAGATACATGTCCACAGATATCGCATTCAATTTCCGGAAGCACCGATTCTGACTGTTCTTTGATGTGCAGTCTCGGTTCTCCGTCTTTCGGTTCGGGCCACTGGCGCGCCTTGTTTATCTCCAGTTTTTCAATCATCGCTCTGGTGATGAACTCGTCAGAGAGCCCCATGCGCCTCTGCGCATCCCATAGCAGAAACTGCATATCAGCCCACTCAAGCGGATCGGATGGGTCAGCAGCGGCTTCCAGCGCTTCTTTGCTGAGGTGTTTTAGTGGCCCCACAGGACCGACATTACCGAATGTGGCATCAGACCATTCAGCGTGATCACGGCGAACCTTTTCGCGCTTACTTACAAGTTGGCTCCCCTTAATCATGGCGGCGCGGCAGGCGTTCCATGAGTCAGCCGCTGCATTGCACTCATCATCATCCCACTGGTAGGTAACGCCACGTGGCGCATAAGTGCTGGCAAGGATTTCAATTTTCTCAGGGGTTGCCTCATCAGGCGGCACTACCGGCGCTGGCGGGGCGGTGTAGAGCGGAATAACCGCATCACCCATTGGCTCTGATAAGCAGGTAAGGTGAAGCTCACCCATATTAGCGTAAGCAAGCGTTTCCTCTGCTGCGTAAAGAGCAGGCTCCGCTTCGAGCGATGCCAGCGCGATACGCGCCATAGCAACAATTTCACCGGTTTTAATCGAGCCAAATACTTCTTCGTAATCGCATGGCTCAAGCCCAGCGGCGTGAATGATTTCTGCAACTCTTTCTTTGGTAATAGTGGTCATGGTTTCACCTCAACTTCTATCCATACAGTAAGGTCTGAATTCACAGTAAAGCTCATGCACGTAGAGTCATGAAATGGGGATAATTTGTCAGTTTCGCGCTGAAGCTGGACTGTTGTATTCCCACCCAGGTAATTCAAATAGCGAACCCTGAACCAGTCTCCAAAGACGCAAATAACGTCGTTTGGATTTAATTCGGAAACGACACGTTTTGTTGTTACCTTTCCCATCACTCCCCCTTACCGATGCCAGCGGCGCGGAATTTGATTCCGAGTTTTGATAATTCCGCGTTAACCGCGTCCAGACGACAATACACACCAGGACTGAACGGTGAACCCTGTTTAAAATCGAAATACGTGTACGGCGGCAAATTGATTTCACGACCCTCCAGTTCTGCTATGCGCTTCTCTGCGGCTTCCAGCTCATCCAGTAGCGCCAGCACGGTGGCGGGATTGGCCAGGGCGATGAATACTGAATCAACCTTGAGGCAGTGCTGGGCGATTGCTTTTACCCCGACCTTGACCTCGTAGCCGCGCGCGCCTTTGTGTGGGTGATATGATTCCCAACGGCCCCATGAGGTTTCGTTTGCTGCATCTGCCGCTTCACGCAGCGCCTGCTTGTCGATGTTGCTCATTGGGCGGACTCCTGTTTTAACGCATCCGTCAGATAATCAACGCCTCTTTGGTATGCAGCGAGAAGTTTTAAATCAGCGTCTGTGCATTCGCTCCATGACTGCATTTCTGCCAGCCTTCCTTTCCAGCATGGGAGTAGGTAATTTTCTAAATAAACCCTGCGCTCAAATAACAATTCAGGAGACGCATCGTTGATGTAGAAGTTAATCTGCTGCACTGCCGGGTAGCTTGATATTTCGCTCATGACTGCACTCCTTTGCGAATCTGGGCGGCGAAGTCACCGCAAATAGTTGCCGCTGCATCAAGGTCGACCTGTTCGTCCTGATAGCAATTAACAATTGCATTGCTAATTTTCAGGCAAACTTCATCTACTGCGGCGGCCCGCAATTCAGCCAGGAAAGCGTCGGTCGCCGGGGTTTCTGCCCATAAATCAGGCATCACGTCATCCCACTTAGCAATGTCACCGTTCAGGTGATAGCCAACAATACCGTCTGATTCGTAGTAGAGCGTTTGCACATCGCCGATTACCTGCTGCATATGCGCATTCTCCGCAGCCAGTTGCACCAATCGCGCATTTGACGCTTCCATGCCCTTCTTGTAGCAGTCGGCGTCAATCTTGCTTTGCTTCAATTCCGCAGCCAGCGCTGCGCGTTTGGCTTCAAGTGCGGCGTAGTCTTTGAAATCAACAAGGCTACCGTTTACATCTTCAAATACCGATGATGGCCCATTTACATCATAACGTGTCACGCTCATACCCCTACCCTCCCGTAAACCATCATCAGGCGCTGATGCGCTTCGCTTTTCATGAACTCAGCCACTACTCCGTTTTTATCCGGGTTGTAGGGCATGAACATCTTCGGATCGTCTTTGTCAGCCGGTGCTTTCGCGATACCTTTGACCTGCTGACCAACTGCATTAGCCTCGACTGCGCGACGGGAAATCGCTTCCCTGCCACCGTGTTCTAGCCAGGTCTGATGGTCTTCTTCACTGGCGAATACACCGATGCCGGATACGCTCCGCAACATGCCAAGTCTTCTCAGAGCTTTGGCTTCCTCGTAGTAACGGGAACGACCGATACTCAAATCGCGGATCATGTCTGCTACGCTGACAGGCTGATTGGCTTTCACGTAGCTGACGATGCGTTGTTTTATGCTGTCCATCTCACACCATCCCGTTCGCTTTGTTGCGTTTGTACTTAGCCATCAACAGTTCTGCTGGAGTCGGCCCTCGGTCTGCTGCCGGCGCGGCGATTGCCCGGCGTACCGGCGGAACCGGCTTACCCTCAGTGACACGCTTCTCCCACATGTCCAGCAGATCGCCAGCCTCGCGCGCCAGCTCACCATGCGTCAACTGGCGCTCTGTGCTGCGGTGGCGCAGTTCGACGCAGATGTGATACATGACCGGCTGAGACCAGGGGAATTGCTCGCTGGAGGTGAACTCGAAAGAACGGTTTCGCCAGTCCCAGTATTCGGCAATCACCTGGTCAACGTTGATTCCTAGCACCCCACCGCTCTGTTTACACCAGGCGACGAACTGTCCCGGCGACGGCAAGAATGGCCGCTCCTGACGACGGGCGACGCGCATACCGGCATCGACCTGAGCCATTGAGTGGATCCCGTTCTCCTGAAACGCCAGAAGCCACTGACGGCGGAATTCATTCAGGTCATCCTGAGTGCGGAAGTTCGCCATGCTGGCCGGGAACGCGGCGCGAAGTTGGTTGAACAGGCCATTGAATACCTGGGCCACCTGCTCGACCGGTGCGCGCTCCTGGTACTGCTCAGGCAGGTTGTTGGCGACGCGGCTCATCTGCTCGCGGTCGAAATCGTGCATCTGCTCTGCAAGAGATTTCATCGCATCACCCCATAGGCCCAGTCAGTGTTGTTGAAGTCCAGATCCGGCTTTCCGCCTCGCTGCTCACCACCAGCGCTGCGCTGCATCGTCAGCTTGTCCCACTGCTTACGCAGGCTTTCCGGGCTCAGGATGTTGGTCTGCCAGAAGTGGTGCTTGCTGGCCCAGTCGTACAGCGCGCAGATGTCCTGGTGCGACCGGTTGTCTATCTGGCGCATCAGGCGAACGGTGTTAGACCAGGAGGTCATGTCCGGGGCTTTGCAGGTTGGGTTAATCAGCTTCACCCTGGTGGAAATCCACTGGGCGGTTTTTAGGTCTTCAGCCGATCCCCACTTCGCACCGGATGGCGTGTAGACCTCAGCGTCAGGATGAGCTGATAAAAATTTCCTCAGACGTGCGTCAGAGGATTCGCCAGAATTCTCGGACGAAGATCTTTTAATGTTTTTATTGTTGTTATTACATTGTTGTTCATGATTCTCGGTGAAACGCTCGGATAAATGCTCGCCGTTATGCGCGGCATCACCTTCCGAATCCGCGCAATTACTGGCTTCGCCATGCTCGGCATTAAGCGCGGAGATATGCGCGGTGAAACGCTCGGGTAAATTGTCCATTTTTTGAGCATACTCAGCGTAATTTGTGATGGTTATCACAGAGCCCTTGCGCTTCTCTCCGGAGCGAGAAATCATCCCTTCACGCTCGAAAACATCGAGCATTCTGTCGACTGCGTGGCGACTGCATGGCTTCCCTTCCCTGTCGCATAAATTCAGCCCGAGATCGGCTGAGGTGGTGACCAGTTGTCCGGTTTGCAGCGGCCATTGGCGCCCCTTGAAGTTTGCTGTGTAAGGCTGGCGGGCGGCAGACAGCAGCAGGTTTTCCCACAGCGTGCGCAGGAAGACGTCCTTCGACCAGGTTTGCTTCAGAACACTCCGGTACAACGGGATGAATCCGGTTTTCTGGTTCTCCATCCGGTTGCTCCTGACGGCAGAATGCGCCGCAAAGTTTGCATAGGCGACGTTCGACATAGCTATGACTCCCGTGCCTGGTGTTTTGGATTACTCTTTGTCATAATGACCTCGTAATTACTGCCGTAATTGCACCTGAAAGCCGTTGGTGTTCGAGCACCGCGGCTTTCGCCATTTCTGTAGTTCTCACATAACCCCCATCATCGACGTCACCATCGTCATCAGCGGGCCTACCTGCTCCGGCATGAGGCGGAACAGCGACGCTATACCCTCGCTTACCTCTTTCAGCTTCTGATGCTCTGGAGCGTCCAGCAGCACGGCCTGTTTAGCTTCAGCACACTCTTTCATCGCGGATGCGATCAGCGACATCGTGTCGTTCTGTGGTGCCAGACGGTTGCGAAATTCCAGCGGCAGCACGGCCAGGATTGCCGGTGTCAGTTGGCGAACGTTCTCGCGGTACTGCTCCGAATCAAACCGGTTATCCAGGAAGCGAAACAGCTTCTGCCGCGCCCGGCTGATGTCCTCCGGGAAGCTGATTGCGGTCCCGCCCTGCTCCCGGTATTCGCTGATGATCAGAGCCGAAACGACGTCCTGATTGTCCAGCGCCGACGACCACGCCCGGACCGCATCGCGGATCTTTTCGTGGTCTGGCGCCGCTTTTGCTTGAGCGCGGTTTATCATCGCTCCCGGGTGTATTCCGGTATTGTGTTGATACGCAAGTGAATGCATTGCTTTCCCTTTCGTGGTTAGGCCGCAGTATCACGCGGCGATGCGAATACCAGGCTTTCTTTGAGGACCGGGGCCTGGCGGTGAAAATTCTTCGTGCCTTTCTCGATAGCAGATGCCATTTCTGGAGATGCCCGACGATTTCCGTAAGCGATCTGGTCCAGGTAACCAGGCGTCGTGTTAGCCAACTTTGCGAGCTGCGCCCATTCGTCGGTAGTGGCGGCCTTGCGCCAGCGGTGTAGTTCTGTGCTCATTGGTGTCTCCGGGTGAGTCGTTTGATTTGGAGTTTAGCGTTATGCTAAATACTACGCAAGCATCATTTAGCAATTTGCACATTTATCATTTTGCTAAAAGCAGTAACAATGCAGGGATGGAAAATAAAGAAATCAGAAAAGCCAACCTGGAAGCGCTATATGAGAAGCGCCAGCATGAGTCTGGAATGACTAAGGCGCAGTTCGCCGAGCTCATCGAGACAAGTCCGGCTGCGCTTAGCCAGCTACTGGGACCAAACCCTCATCGCAATATCGGCGATAAGATGGCTCGCAAAATTGAAACTGCGCTTGATCTGCCTTTTGGCTGGATGGATGTTTTACACGCCAGTGAAGAACCTTCGAACGTTGCATTTCGAGGACTTAACGAGATAAAAGGAAGTTATCCTGTAATCAGCTGGGTAAGCGCGGGGCAATGGATGGAAGCTGTAGAACCTTATCACCGAAGAGCGATAGATCGCTGGTATGACACGACCGTTGACTGTTCAGAAGATTCATTCTGGCTGGACGTTAAAGGGGATTCTATGACCTCCCCGGCCGGACTGAGCATACCAGAGGGAGCAGCGATACTTGTTGATCCTGAAGTCGAGCCGCGCAACGGAAAGCTGGTTGTCGCGAAGCTAGAAGGCGATAACGAAGCGACCTTTAAGAAGCTTGTAATCGATGCCGGCAGACGCTTCCTTAAGCCACTTAACCCCGCATATCCAATGCTAGAAGTTAATGGAAACTGCAAAATTATTGGCGTTGTGGTTGATGCCAAAATACTAAACATCCCATAACCACACGCAAAACCCCTCAAGCCCGCCATCGCGCGGGCTTTTTTACGTCCCGAATTCCTACGCTGTAAAATTTAATCGCTTATTAATCAATACGCTAAATAAAACCCGCCAATAATTTAGCATTTTGCTATTGCGCATAATTTAGCATCACGCTAAATTTACCCCATCAAAACGAAACATCGACAGCTGAGCGAAGTTAGCCAGCGGCGGAGTGGAGATTCGGTAAGTCGAACGGCGCGACAGTAAACCATGCGTCGGACGCCCGGCGGGCTCAGGGAGAGCGGCAATGGTGCGTAACTGGAATGTTTTGGGGTGAGTGCAGAAGCAAACCTTCTCGGCGAAGGCGCTTGGCAATGAGTACGCGACCGGAGTTAGTCGCCCGGCTGTGCTCACCACCAAAGCATTTCTCCCGCATCAGCGGGTAACGACAGAGGGTAAGGGTATGAAAACAGAGATGGGCGTGAAGGTTGATGTCGATGTAAAGCGCATTAAGACCTGCATCAAGGTGTGCGACAGATTCACCGCCGAAGTTATTGATTCGGATGGCAACACGGTGCGAAGCATCGAGGATGAATATGTTCCTGACTGCTTCCCTGGCACGCATTACGGTGATTATCTGGAGCTTGATATCGATATCGAGACCGGGCAAATCCTTAACTGGAAAAAGCCAACGCCAGAGCAGCTAAGCCAGCTACTCGGTGAAGAAGGCGAATAACCCGCTCCGGCGGGTTTTTTATTGCTCATACCTCAGTCGCTTCAAGTAGGCGACTCAGTTATGAGACGGCGGCCATCCACCGCCAGATATTGCGCAACCCCATTATTAACGTTCGGCGGCGCGGCCTTAGGCGCATCACAAAGGAAATCACATGACGCAGAAAACTATCGTTACCTACAAAGGTTTTAACAAAGATTTGCAGTGCCGGGATTACCAGTTTGCGATCGGCAAAACTTACCACCACGAAGGAAAGGTTGAGGCTTGCGGTTCTGGTTTTCATGCCTGTGAATGCCCTTTCGATGTTTTCGGTTATTATCCGCCAGCAGACAGCCGCTACGCCGAAACAATCTCTTTTGGTGTAACTGACCGTGAAGAAGATGGTGATACCAAAATCGCCAGCGCCAGCATCACCATTAAAGCAGAACTAACTCTCCCTCAGTTCATTCAGCGCGGCATCGACTGGATTTGGAGCAAGATTGATAAGTCTCTTGAGCAACAGATCATGACTGGCGACCGGTCGGCGGCAACCAACACTGGCTACCGGTCGGCGGCAACCAACACTGGCGACTGGTCGGCGGCAACCAACACTGGCTACCAGTCAGCGGCAACCAACACTGGCTACCGGTCGGCGGCAACCAACACTGGCGACTGGTCGGCGGCAACCAACACTGGCTACCAGTCAGCGGCAACCAACACTGGCTACCAGTCAGCGGCAACCAACACTGGCAACCGGTCAGCGGCAACCAACACTGGCTACCAGTCAGCGGCAACCAACACTGGCAACCGGTCAGCGGCAACCAACACTGGCTACCAGTCAGCGGCAACCAACACTGGCGACTGGTCGGCGGCAACCAACACTGGCTACCAGTCAGCGGCAACCAACACTGGCTACCGGTCGGCGGCAGAGGTGTCAGGATCACAATCCGTAGCTGCATCATTAGGCATTGAAGGTAAAGCGCGAGCATCTGAAAACGGTGCAATTGTGCTCTGCTATCGCAATGAAGATGGCGTGTTAATTCATATCCGATCCAGCAAGGTTGGTGAGAATGGAATTAAGCCTGATACCTGGTATCAACTGGATGAAGATGGTGAATTTATCGAGGCTGAAGATGAATAACCAGACAGTCACCCACAACGGAAAGCAGTACACCGCCAAAAAGCTCAACGATAACGAGTGGCAGCTGACGTCGGTATCGGCGCCGCGAGAAAAGCTGACGCTTAACCGCTGGCAGATGCATATCGCTGGTCTCCTGGAACAGGTTGAGGTGAAACATGATGCACCATTACGGAGTGTTTGAAGTTAACCGCGGCGCCGTTCAGCCAGGAATGCTGGTAAAACACAAAGACGGAATGTGGACCGCGTCAGCAAATGCCCGCGGCAAACTCTACCTTCACCGCGGTTGTGAGCGCACCTACACCAAAGAGCTGCTTGTTGAGGTTTATCTCGACGGTCGCGGTCACGGACTTAGTCACTAACCACCCTATTCAACCGATCGGCCTGGCTTTCTGCGGGCGGGATCTGCACATCCAAATTTCAGGAGAAACCATGAGCGAAGTAACGGACTTAACTGTCATCGAAATCAAGACGGATCAGGCTCCGGTGCTGTACGTAGCTGGCGGCCTTGATGCTTATCTCGAGCAAATCCGCCAGGCAGTAAATGAAGTGCCGGACCTGTCCACGAAGAAAGGCCGCGACCGTGTCGCCTCTCTGGCGGCGCAGGTGTCTCGCAGCAAGACGGCAATCGAAAAGCCGGGCCGTGAGTACCTTAAGCGCCTGAAAGAGGCTGTGCGTCCGGCAGAGGCAGAAATTAAGCGATTCGTTGATGCTTGCGACGAGCTACGTGATGCCACCCGCCGCCCTCTAACCGAATGGGAAGCCGAGCAGGAACGCATTAAGGCTGAAGAAGCCATGAACGCGCTGCACGCTGAAGCGCTGGAGATGAACGAAGATTTCGACCGCCAGCGTACCGCGCAGATCGAAGCAGACCACGAAATGGCTCTGCTGATGAATGAAAAGTTTGACCGTGACCGCGAAGAGCAGCGCCGCCAGGCGGAACAGGCTCAGCGTGAACACGAAGAGCGACTGAAGCAGGAAGCGGCAGAACAGGCCATCCGCGATGCCGAAGCGAAGCACAAAGCAGAGATTGAAGCCGCAGCACGACGTGAAGCTGAAGAGAAAGCACGTGCAGAGCTGGCTGAACGTCAGCGCATCGAAGCTGAACAGCGTGCGGCACGTGAGAAGCAGGAAGCTGAAGCGCGGGCAGAGCGTGAAAAAGCTGCAGCAGTTGAAGCTGAGCGGCTGAAGGCAAAACAGGCAGAAGAAGCTCGCCTGGCTGAGCAGAAGCGCATCGCAGACGAACAGGCAAAGCGTGAAGCTGATGTGAAGCACCGTAAGACGGTCGGAACCAACATCGTTAACGCGCTCACCAGTAATACCAGTTTAACCCGCGAACAGGCTATCGAAGTGCTTACCGCTCTGAAAGATGACCTGATCCCCTGCGCGAAAATTCATTACTGAGGAAACCATGAACGCATACCTCACTTACGACCGCATCGAAGACCGGCGCTGGGTCGAGCAGCAACTCGACGACGAGAAAGAGAAGTGGATCGACGACCGGGCGCAGCAAATTATCGACATGATGCCAAAAGAGCCGTCCGGCATCTTCCACTTCACGGTCCCGATTGACTCCAGCCCGTACGAAGGACTTCGCAGCGATAAAGCTGGCGAGGCCTACAACGATTTCATTTCGGCAGTTGCTTACGCCCAGGCGGAATACGACTGGGAACACCGTACCGGCTGCCCGTTTTAATTTTTGAGGGGATTAACGATGGCAAACGAATTAACAATCACAGCGACGTCGCTTCAGGAGATAGGCGTCGACGTCTCCACCTGGAGCGCGCTGAAGAACAGCATCTACCCTGGCGCCAAAGACGAATCGGTAATGATGGCGCTTGACTACTGCAGAGCCCGCCAGCTGGATCCGTTGCTCAAACCTGTCCACCTCGTTCCGATGTACGTCAAAGACTCGAAAACAGGTAAAGGCGACTGGCGAGACGTCGTCATGCCTGGCATCGGGCTTTACCGCATTCAGGCAGACCGTTCTGGCGATTATGCCGGTGCCCGCGAACCAGAGTTCGGGCCCGACGTAACTCAAACGCTTACTGGTGTCGAGGTGACCTTCCCTCAGTGGTGCAAATACACCGTCTACAAGCGCATGCCCAGTGGAGAGATCGTCGAGTTCAGCGCCAAAGAATACTGGATTGAGAACTACGCCACCGGCGGACGCGACACCACGGCGCCGAACGCGATGTGGAAAAAGCGCCCATACGGACAGCTGGCGAAATGCGCGGAAGCCCAGGCTTTGCGTAAGGCATGGCCTGAGATTGGACAGCAGCCTACCGCCGAAGAAATGGAAGGCAAATCACTGGACGTTGATATCCGTGACGTCACGCCGCGCAGCACAACGGAAGCACTTCCACCAGCAGCAAGCGAAGAAACGCTTCAGGCGATCACCGATCTCTTAACGACCCTGGATAAAGATTGGGAGCAAGACTTCCTCCCACTCTGCAGCGACATCTTCAAGCGACCAATTCTTGTGGCTTCAGACCTCACTGAGGAAGAGGCGCAGAAAGGGTTTGGCTTCCTTCAGAAAAGGGCTAAGGCGGCAGCATGACACCAGAAATTATCCTGGCCCGGACCGGTATTGACGTAACCACTATCCAGCAAGGCGACGAGGCATGGCACCGGCTGCGCCTCGGGGTCATCACCGCCTCCGAAGTTCATAACGTCATTTCCAAGCCGCGATCCGGCACTAAATGGACGGGCATGAAGATGTCCTATTTCCACACCCTGCTCGCCGAGGTATGCACCGGTGTCGCGCCAGAGGTTAACGCAAAGGCACTGGCCTGGGGAAAGCAGTACGAAGAAGATGCTCGTACCCTATTCGAGTTCACCACTGACGTGAAAGTTACGGAGTCTCCGATCCTGTTCCGTGACGAGAGCATGCGCACCGCGTGTTCCCCTGACGGACTTTGCAGTAACAATTTCGGCCTCGAGCTGAAATGTCCGTTCACCTCCCGCGACTTCATGAAATTCCGTCTCGGTGGCTTCGAAGCCATTAAGTCAGAGTACATGGCCCAAGTGCAATACAGCATGTGGGTAACCGGGAAAGACGCCTGGTTCTTTGCCAACTACGACCCGCGCATGAAGCGAGAAGGTATTCACCATGTCGTCGTTGAGCGGGATCCGCAGTACATGACCGATTTCAACGAAATGGTTCCGGAGTTCATCGAGAAGATGGATGAGGCGCTGGAGGAGATCGGATTCACGTTCGGTGAGCAATGGAGGTAGCGATGGGCGAACTTTGGCAACCCTTCGAAAATCTTTTCCTGCATGAGGTTGGGACAAAGATGCCCCTCTCAGAAATAGCAGAAAAGCTTGAGCGCTCCGAATCGGCAATAACTCGCCAGGCATCACGTATCGGCGCACCACTTATCAGCAGGATGACCGGCAGACGCTGGACCAAAGCCGAATTATTCCTTCTCAGCCGTTTCACTCCTGAAGAAGTCGCCTCGGCAACCGGGCGCTCCATCTACTCCGTACGCAGCAAATTACAATCTCTGACCAGAACGTCAGGAGGAAAAGTCATGCCTGAATGGACAGCAGAAGAAATTTCATACCTGTGGCGCCACACCAACGCAGAAGTAGCAGAGATTACCGGCCGGAGTATCGAAGAGGTCGGAGATAAGCGGCTGCAAACCAATATTGAGCGCAATGGCTGGGATGTTAACGATCCGGAGCGGGAGGATGTATGACCGATTACACCGGCAGCAACACCCCAGCGGATCAGCGTGACCTATGGCGCACTCCACCAGCACTATTCACTTCCCTCGATGCTGAGTTCTGCTTCCAGTTGGATGCCGCCGCGGCGCCGCATAACGCGCTATGCAGGAAGTTCATCACTGCCGAGCAGAACACGCTGGAAACGCCATGGGCTGATTACCTGAGCATTCCTGGATACGTCTGGCTGAACCCTCCATACAGCGACATCATGCCGTTCGTAAAGAAGGCCGCCACCGAGAGCGCCAATCAGATCGGGACAGTCATGCTGGTACCGGCAGACACATCGGTTGGCTGGTTCAAAGATGCTATCCAGACCGCCAGCGAGGTTCGCTTCATCACCGCCGGGCGGCTGGCATTTATCAACCCGGTTACCGGTAAGCCAGTATCGGGAAATAGCAAAGGATCCATCCTGATTATTTGGCGGCCATACCCCCGCACGCATTGTGAGTTCACTACGGTTGAGCGAGATGTGTTGATGGAGTTTGGTACAAAGCTACTAGCTAGGCGGGAGGCTGCATGACCGAAGGTATTGATCAGCTTATTTATAACGACGAGTTTCCCGGGCTTGCGTACAACAAATTTACCGGCCAGTTCTTTGGAAGGAAAAGTGGAAACCCGATCGGCAGGATGCACAACAAGGGTTACTGGCGAATAGCTTGCGGCAAGAAGTGCTATCTCGCCCATCGGCTGGCTTGGTTCTTCTGTTATGGGGTTTGGCCCAAAGAGATTGACCATATCGACAATAACAAGCTCAACAACTCCATCGGCAACCTACGTGAAGTCACCCACCAACTTAATCAATTAAATATGCCACTGCGCAGTAATAACACGAGCGGTGTGAAAGGGGTTAATTGGGATAAGCATCGTAAGCGGTGGCGCGCCAGGGTGATTATTAACGGCAAGTATTTCACTGCCGGACACTTCAAGGAAATTGCAGATGCCGAGGTGGCAATCAGGGCACTCCGCGAGCAAGTCCATGGAGAATTTGCAAATCATGGGGGCAAGTCATGACATCTGAAACAGACAACGCCATCCGCGCCGCCTGCCGTCGCTGCACCGAGGAAATCCAGCAGGCCATGCGCAAGAAGCCAAAGCCAAACTGGAACGAAACGGTGCCTCCCATCATCAACAAGCATCACAAGAAAATTGAAGCTCTGGGAGTTAGCCTCCTGGAGTTCGTCGTATACACAGGCAGGATTAATCGCCGCTTCGGAGTGGAATCGTGAAAGTTTATATTGCCGGACCCATGAGCGGCCTACCTAATTTTAACCGCGCCGCTTTTAACCATGCGCATTTTCATCTCTGGTCGAAAGGCCATATTGTTCTGAATCCCGCCCGTCTACCAGATGGATTAACCCAGGGCGAGTACATGGACATCTGCCTGGCGATGCTTCGCTGTGCTGATGCTATCTACATGCTTGAAGGCTGGGAGCACTCCGCTGGTGCCAGAGCGGAGAATGCGTTGGCCGAGAAGCTTGAAATTGAAATTATCTTCCAGGAAGAGGATCGCGCCGCATGAACCGAGCCTCACCCGTTGATTTGAGGAAAAGCCTCGAAATTGCCAACCAACTGGCGCACATCGGGATTCGCTTTGTGCCGATCCCGGTGGCGACCGAAGAAGAATTCCAGGCGCTGGCCGCCGAGCTATCTCGACGGCTTGAGCAGATGGCAGTCGAAGCCGAGAAGAATGAAGGCGGTGCAGCATGAGGGCACTAATCACCAGGTCGCTATCGCGGCCTTTTTTATTGCTGGCGTTTACCTTCAACCGAATTAACCGACAGTTCCGGGAGTATTGACCATGAACAAGGTCATTATCGATTTATTAGTAATGGATGATTTCACCGACCCATTTATTTGCGGAGTCCGCGGGTCCTGCACCATTGAAGACCTGCAAGCCATTGAAAAGGAAATTATTGAAAACCGCGATGAACGTCTTCCAAAGGATGGAACCTACACCATCGAAACCAGCTTGTTTAAAGGCCAGTACGGCGAATATGGTCGCTGCGAGCTTGCGCCAGGATGGGAGTGGGAAATTGTTGAGTTTTCACCTTTAGATATTCCTGAGGAATAGCCATGGACATCATCGATACCGCAGCAGAGATTGAAGAGCTTCAGCGTAACGCTGCCCTTTCCGCTCACCGAGTAAACCGCAACGCCGTATCAGCAGAGCATTGCGCGGAGTGCGGAGAGGACATCCCGGCGCCGCGGCGCGCTGCCGTTCCCGGCTGCCAGACGTGCGCGGAGTGCCAGAGTGTTATCGAATTGAGGAATAAGCAGAGGGGGATCCAGTGAAAGAGCGCGGAATGATTTTTAATGAGTATCAGGTGCGCGCCTTGCTTGATGGCAGCATGACGCAGGTTCGGCGCCCTATCAAATGGCGTCAGACTCGGGCTACTGAAATTGCAGAGCGCGACGACGGAAGCATGTGGCCATGGAGCGAAGATGCGGAGCACGTGTGCGATTACTGGCATCCATGTCCATTCGGTGCAGTTGGCGATGTTATTTACGTCAGAGAGTCATTTTCACGGCTCGACTCATTTAACTTCTTCGATCCCGCAGTGCCTCATGAAGTACCGGATTTCTGGTATTGGGCCGATGGTGATCCGGAGTGGGGAGACTGGACGCGCCCACAATCTGGCGCAGTAATGCCTCGCGCCGCCAGTCGAATTACCCTGGAGATAACCGGCATCCGGGTCGAGAAACTTCAGACGGCCAATGAATCGGACTTACTGAATGACCTTGGAGACATGCTTGAACACTGCGAAACCGTAGCTGGACGAGCCTTCAACCATGCCGAGCATTATGCGATCGCTGGCGTTCCGGTGGGTCTGTGTCCAGAAATGCACGGCTTTAAAGCGTGGTGGGATAAGACCAATGGCGCTGGTAGTTTCGACTCCAACCCCTGGGTCTGGGTAATCGAATTTAAGGTGGTGCCCAATGTTCAGGATAATCCAGCCTAATACCTGGTACGCCGATCCACACGGCGCGCCGTGCAAAATCCTCCGCGCTACGCACGAGGTCATCCACTATATCCGCAACGGCCGAACCTGCATCGCCAGCATGGGCCGCTTTCAACACGAATTTGAACCGCTGACCAAAGCACAGGCTGAGCAGATCGCCGAAGAAATCGAAACAGCAGAACACCTGAAGAAGCTGCGTGCCCAGCGCGCGGCATGAGGAGAGAGCGTGAAACCTTACGAATCGAAGAAATCACAGTTCACCAGAAATCTGCTCCGGCGGCGCCACGCTGAATGGTCAGAAAAGACCTTCGGCAATGTCGGCCCCATTGGACCACTGAAACACCTTTCGAAAGAAGCGCTGGAAGCTGCCGCCGATCCCGGCGACCTCAGCGAATGGGCTGATATTCAGTTCCTGCTATGGGACGCACAGCGGCGCGCCGGTATCACCGATGAGCAAATCACCGCGGCGCTGGAAGAAAAGCTGAAGGTGAATATGGCGCGCCAGTGGCCGGAACCGAAAGACGGGGAGCCGCGCCTCCACATCAAACCATGACGCAACTGATAGCCAGTTATGAGCTGGCTATTGGGTGCGATAGCACCACCTCGTGATCCATTTTGCCCGGCCCCGCGCCGGGATTCTTTTTGCCTGGAGACACCCATGAGCGAAATGACCTTAATCGTGCCCAACGACTGGGTAACCGAAGAAAAGCTCGTCGAGATTACCGGCCTTCGCCCGGGCACTATCGAGCGGGCCCGAAAAAAATGCTGGATGGTAGGACGGGAATATCTTCACGTCTCACCGGACGGCGTGCCGAAGAAAAACAGCGAATGCATGTACAACCGTAAGGCTGTCGACCAGTGGGTTGAGAGCATGTCAAAGAAACAGCCGGGTGCGCGCCAATGAAGATCCGTTTATGCTTAGCGGGCTCTTGGACGTCAGGAGGGAATAATGGCTAAGTCAGCATACCCAACAGGCGTGGAGAATCATGGCGGTACGCTCCGCATATGGTTCATCTATAAAGGCAGCCGGGTGCGTGAAAGCCTCGGCGTGCCGGATACACCAAAAAACAGAAAAGTAGCTGGCGAGCTGCGAGCGTCGGTGTGCTTCGCGATAAAGACAGGAAACTTCAACTATGCCGCCCAGTTCCCTGACTCGCCGAACCTGAAAAGGTTTGGGGTGGAGAGCAAGGAGATCACAGTACTCGAACTGGCGAACAAATGGCTTGAATTGAAGCGCATGGAGATCAGCACCAATGCGATGTCGCGCTATTCATCGATAGCACGCAACATGGTGCCGAGAATTGGCGGTGATAAGTTGGTATCTGCGGTGACACAGGAAGACCTGCTGTTTATCAGGAAGGAGTTGTTAACCGGTTATCACGTATTGAAGACAGGACAGAAGACACCAGTAAAAGGCCGGTCTGTCAGAACTGTCAACAATTACATGAGAACGATGTCAGGCATGTTTAACTTCGCAGAGGACAGTGGTTATGTGAAGGCGAATCCGTTTAACGGTATTTCCATGCTTAAACGGTCACGTACTGAACCTGACCCGTTAACGCGAGAAGAGTTCATCCGGATGATTAATGCATGCACCCACCAGCAGCTGAAAAACATGTGGTCGCTGGCAGTTTATACCGGAGTGCGACATGGTGAGCTTGTGTCGCTGGCATGGGAAGATATCGACCTGAAAGCAGGAACGATGATCATCCGCCGGAACCATACTTTGACGAAGGAGTTTACCCTTCCCAAAACAGAGGCCGGAACGGACCGTATCATTAATCTAATTCAGCCAGCCATCAATGTATTGAAAAACCAAGCTGAAATGACCAGGCTGGGCAAGCAATATCAGGTTGAAGTGAAACTGCGCGAGTATGGTCGTACTGATGTGCATCCATGCACTTTCGTGTTCAACCCGCAGATCGTATCGCGTAATGGCCGGGCCGGGCATCATTATGCAGTGGGGTCGATCAACCAGTCGTGGGAGGCGGCAATGCGGCGCGCCGGGATTCGCTATCGCAGAGCATACCAGTCCAGACACACGTATGCATGCTGGTCGTTGGCTGCCGGTGCCAACCCAAACTTCATCGCGAAGCAAATGGGCCACACCGATGCGCAAATGGTTTACCGGGTGTATGGATCCTGGATGGCTGAAAATAACCAGGACCAGGTACTCATCCTCAACCAGAAATTGAGTGAGTTTGCCCCATCCATGCCACACGCGATTGGATCGAATGGTTATTAA